ATGTTGAGTAAAGATTTGAGCCCTGAGCAGATCGCCACCTACCGAGCCATCGCCATCGGCAATCCGCCGGAGGTAGGCCCGGCCACCGAGCAGCTCGTCGAGCTGGGCCTGATCGAGTGGCGCCCGCACGAGGGAACCTGGGTGGCGCACGACCCGCGAGCTACCGCCCGAGGGCTCATGGGCGAGGCCCTGGAAGAGCTGGCGGAACTCGTCACGCGCATAAGGCGGGTGCCGGCGCTCGACGCCCTGGCCAGCGACTACGACCCGCACCGGATGTACGGCGGGCCCAGCAGCGAGTTCCTCGCCTCGCGGGCGGCGATGAACGACCGCATTGGCCAGGTCGCCGCCTCCACGTCGATCTCCATCATGACGGCCCAGCCGGGTGAGCCTGCCGACCGCGACCCGCAGATCGTTGCCCTCGGTGTGCAGCGCACGATCGACGTGCTCCACGCCGGCACCGAGGTGCGAGGGCTGTACAACAGCCTGGCGGCAGCCCACCCGCAGACGGCAGCCTCCATCGACGCCATGGTGGACGCGGGCTCGGCAGCCCGGACAATGTCGGGCAGCTTCCCTCGCATGATGATCTTCGACTCCCGGCACCTGTTCATCGACAATCACGTCGTCTCTGGGGCCGAGGCTGACAGCGGCTGGCACGTCACCGACCGCGGGTCCGTCGCCTGGGCCGTGCATGTCTTCGACGCGCTGTGGAACCGCGCCGCCCGCTGGTCGTCCGTCCCTGTGGGCGGCGCTACGACGGGACGCCAGCGGCAGATCCTGGTGGAACTGGAGGCGGGCTACACCACACAGCAGGCGGCGCGAAGGCTCGGCCTCGGCGAACGCACCATCACGAAGGAGCTGTCCGCGCTCCGCTCCGCGCTGGGCATGCGGACGCTGTATCAGGTGATGGTGTGGTGGGCGACCAGCCCGGACCGGGATCTCCCGTAGCACCTGCCCCCCTGTCTCTCGATCTCGACGACGGACCTCTGCGCCGCACAAGATCAAAAAATGCAGCTACCTAGCTGCTGACAGCAGCTTATGCAGCGCAGAGCGTTTGTCGAGTGCCGCCCCAAGATCATCCGACCTGGCTCCTCAATGAGCGCCGCGCCCTCGGCGACCGGATACGCGAGCGGCGGATGCAGCAGAACCTGACGCAGGAGAAGCTCGCGGAGGCGGCCGGCGTCTCCCGCGACACCGTCCAGCGGATCGAGCGCGGCACCAACGACCCGCGGTACAGCGACCTCGCGCGCATCGCCCGCGCCCTCGACACCCCGCTCGCCGAGCTGGTCGGCGGCTGACCCCGGCCGGGTCGGCGTCCGGCCGGGGTCAGGGTCAGTCGAGGTCGTCGGCGTCGGGCTCCCGCCACGTGCAGGCCAGGTGACGGATCACGTCCGGCTTGCCGACCGACCCGCCGTCGGGTACGAGGCGGTCGTACTGCTGGCCGGAGAGGATCGGCTGCTGGCAGCGGGCGCAGATCATCGGGTGGCCTCCGTGGTGGTGTCGAGGCGAAGCGGGCAGGTGCGGTGGGCGGCGGCGGTGGCCGGGGTGCACGGCTCGCCGCACCGGTCGCAAAGGCCGCGCACCTCCTGTGAGCAGCAGGGGCAGGCGCAGCGACCTCGGACCGCTGGCGCGCCGAAGCCGCCGATGTACACGTCGTAGTTCCCCGCGCAGGCGCCGTGCCCGCCGATGCCGCATGGCGCGCACAGGCCGCTCACGACCGGGCCTCCGCGCAGGCAGGGCAGGCACGCGGGAACCACGAAGCCCACGGGCACTGCGGGTCCGGGCGCACGCCGAGGTCCACGGCGGTCTCGGTGGCGAGCTGCTCAGCGCACCAGACGCACGCGGTTCCGCGACGCTGCATGTCAGTGAGCTGCGCCGGCTGCGGTAACTGCGTGGTCGTCATGACGCCCCCGTTGGTGCGGATCAGGTACGGCGCACGGTAAGCCGGGGTACAACCGACACAGGCACGCAGAGTGCGTGCATTGTCACGGGGGTCATCATGGATGCTGCTCACATCGGCCGACGCATCGCCTACTGGCGTGACCAGCGCGGACTCACCCAAGCCGACCTCGGCCGCCTCATGGGCCAGTCGCGCCGCTGGGTACAAGACCTCGAAGGCGGGCAGCGGCAGACCGACCCGCGCCTCTCCGTCCTGCAACGGGCAGCGCACGCCCTACGCATCCCCCTGGAACGCCTCGTGGCAGACACGCCGCCACCCACACCCGCCACCACCCTGCCCGCGGACGTGGCCGCCCTCATCGACTCTCTCTACGCGCCATCCCCGTCTGGCCGAGCGGTGCCGGTCGACGCGCTCCACCGCCGCATCGCCTTCTGCTGCCAAGCGTGGGAGGCGTGCCACTACACGGCCGCCGCCCGCGAACTCCCCAGCGTGCTGGCCGACGCGCACCACACCGCCAGCACCAGCCCAGCGGCCGCCGTGCTCCTCTCCCGTGCCTACCAGCTCACGGCGTCACTGCTGTTCAAGTACGGGAACGATGCCCGTACCCCCGCAGTTCTCGCCGCTGACCGCGCCCTCGCGGCCGCCCAGCAGTCCGGAGACCCAGTCGCGATCGGCGCCGCGTCCCGCCGAGTCGCCCGCGGCCTGATGCACCAGCAGCGGTACAGTGCCGCCGCCGAGTACGCCACCGCCTCCGCCGAGACCCTGCGCCCCGCCCTAGAGATCAGCGGGGCACCCGGCCTTTCAACCCTGGGCATGCTGTACCTCGTCGCGGCCGTCGCCGTGACCGGAGACGGCCGCTCGCCACGTACCGTTGCAGAGGCCGCCGACAAGCTCACCGCAGCAGGCGAAGTCGCTGACCAGCAAGGCGAGCAGAGCGCGGACTACACCAGCTTCGGCCCGACCAACGTGGCTCTTCACAAGGTCGATGTGGCGCTCCGCCTGGACGACGCCTGGTCGGCCGTCGAGTCGTCGGCTGACATCACCCCTGGAGCGCTCGGCGCACTAGGCCGGGAACGCCGGGCTCGGCACCTCGTCACCACAGCACGCGCTCGGGCCTTGACTCGGGACCGTGGCACCGCTACGCGCGACCTCCTCGACGCTGAGCGTCTGGCGCCCGAGGAGGTGAGGCGGGCCTCAGTGGTTCGCCTTGTAGAGGAACTCATGGAGCTGGTCCCGACCCCCGACGTGGAGTTGACCGGCCTCGCCCGCCGGTGTGGACTGCCCGCATGACTCGCCCTGTGCTCTACCTGATCGCCACCGCTGCGGGCCCCACTCAGCATGTGGACGACGGCGTCCGCGCGGCACAAGCAGCCGGCTGGGAGACCTGCCTGCTCCTCACCCCGACCGCCGCGACATGGTGGGCGGCGGCCATGGTCGAGCTGGAGACACTGACCGGGCACCCGGTCCGGCATCGGTACACCCTGCCTGGCCAGTCCGGCGGGCTGCCCAAGGCAGACGCGATACTCGTCGCGCCGCTCACCACCACGTCCGCCTGCAAGTGGGCAACCGGGCTCACCGACACGGTGGCGCTGGGCATCCCGGCCGAAGCGGTGCACCTCGGCGTGCCGGTGGTGGCGGCGCCCTTCTGGTCCACCGCACTCGGGGCGCAGCCAGCAGTGGGCAGGGCGGTGGAGACCCTGCGGGAACAGGGCGTGCGGGTGGTGTTCACCGAAGGGGAGCCGCACCTGCCGAAGCAGGGCGCCGCCTCCAAGTTCGGGTGGAGTCAGGCTCTCGACGAGGTCGAGCGCGCTGTCGGCGCGGGGCGCTAGCCTGCCCCCATGTCCTCCCTGCCCGCGGCCCGGCCGCGCCCTGCCGCCACGGTGAACGCGGAGATCCGCGCGCTGATGCTGCGCTCGGGCGGCCGCCTCGCGGCCAGCGACCGGGCGCGGTACGTGGAGCTGATCGCGGAGTGGGCAGAGGCGGTCCGCGATACCGTCCGACCTGCGGCGTAGGATCCGGCCGTGGACCTGCCTGATGACCTGATCGACCTCCAGCGCGGCGCCGACGCGGATTGGGCGCGCCTCGCCGAGCTGACCGACAACGACGAGCGGGAGGCTCAGCGCCTCGTCTGGTTCGAGGCGGGCGCCCGGGCTCAGGCCGCCATCACCGAGTGGGCGCGCGAGCACGAGAAGAACCGGGCGAAGGTCGAGGTCGCGGTGAAGAAGGCCGCGCGGCATCCGGAGACGGGTAGCGGCTGACACACGACGAAGCGCCCCCGCCACCCTGCCGAAGCAAGGGGCGGGGGCGTTGTCAGTCCTCGTCCTGGTCGGGCCAGGACTGGCCGTCGGCGTAGACCGGCTCGCGGAACGGATCGGCCGACGGTACCGGCACGGGGTCGGCGAGGCCGAGGGCGGCCAAGGCGCCAGTGTCTCCGACGGCCGGGCGGGGGGCGGGCATGGGCTGCTCCTACGGGTACTGGCGGCGCTGCGGGTCGAGGCCCGCCGTCACGGTGGGGCTGGGCGCCGGGTCGGGGGCGGTGGGGATGCGGCGGCAGACCAGGGCGTCCGAGTCGTCGGGGGCAGGCTGGAGCCGGTAGCCGTCGGGGCAGGTCTGCCCGTCGCGGCCGTCTCGCCCGTCGGTGCCGTCCTTCCCGTCCTGCCCTGGGGGTCCGGTGACTGTCTCACCCGGCGGTCCGGCCGGGCCAGCGGGCCCGGGTGGCCCGGGTGGCCCGGTCACGGTTGCGCCCGGCTCGCCGGCCTCACCGTCCTTGCCGTCGGCGCCGGCGGGCCCGGCCCTTCCCGGGCGTCCGGTCACGGCGGGCCCCGGCGGGCCGTCGCGGCCGTCGGCGCCAGGCGGCCCCGGCGGTCCGGTCGTCTCCTCGCCGGGCTCGCCACGGGACCCGGGCGGCCCCGCGATCGGCTCCTCACCCAGCTCCTGCACCTGCGCCGCGAGCCGGTCGCGGGCGATGTTGGCCTCGGCCAAATCCCGGGTGAGGCCCTGCACGCTGATGACGATCCAGGCGATGGCCGCCCCGAGGGCGAGAGCGGCGAGCGCCGCGAGGAGATCCCCGCGGCGCCGCCGCCTGCCCTCCGTTCTGAGCTGAGCGCGCGTCATCCGGTGCCCCCTGCCAGCATGATGATGACCGGCAGCAGCACACCGATCAGCGGGACAACAACCGCGCCGACAAGCCACCTGCGGGTCGCGACGAGGCGTTCGGCGTCCCGCTCGCGCGTGGCCTCCAGCGTGGCCACCCTGGCGGTCAGGGCCTCGTGCCGCAGGTCGTAGACGTCCTGGCTGACCTTCTTGTCGATGCGGGTGCCGAGCTGCTGGATGTCGTCGCGGACATCGGTGAGCCGGTCCTCGAACCTGCGCACGACCTCGCCGAGGGTCGGCTCATCTGCCATGTGGTGCTCCGATCAGGCGGTGGTGCTGGTCTTGCTCGTCGGCGCGACCTGGCCGCGGGTGATGAGGCCCAGCACCGCGAGGACGACGGCGTTGAGGGCGCCGACAGTCTCCGCCGACACTTCCAGGCCGTAGGCGGCGAGCAGCGCCACCCCGGCCGCCACCAGGCCGGTGAACGCCGACGGTGCGATCGGCCGAGTCACGGCCGCAGTCGCAGCGGCGAACACGGCAGAGACGACCGCGACGATCGCGCCCGCCTGCTCCGCGCTCAGCCCGAAGCCGAACGACACGACGAGGGACAGGACGGCGGACACCGCCGCGATGACGAGCGCGGGCTCACGGCCGAAGATGCGCATGGTCAGGCCCCCTTCTTGAGCTGGGCGACCTCGGCGCGGAGCGCGGCCACTTCCTTGGCCAGCGACTTCACGACGTCGAGGATGCGGTTGGTCTGGTTGTAGATCTCCGGGAAGTACGACTCCGCCTTCCACGTGGGGTTGGTCTTGTGCGTGCTCGCGGTGGTGGGCGCGGGGATCGCGTCGCGCCTCCACACCGCCTCGTGCAGTTCCTTCGCGTTCACGGGGAGCTCCTTCTCGGGAGTGCTGGGGGTAGGGGTCTTGCCGGGCGGGGCGGAGAGGCGGCGCTCGATCCGGTCGCGCATCGACGCCATGGTGAAGCCGCGCGGGTCGACCTTGCCGGGCTGCCACTCCAGGTGGCCGATGACCGAGGCGGCGTCCCAGCCGTGCACGCGGCAGATCGCGGCCGACACGCGCTCGATCGCGTCGAGCTGGGCGGCCGGCCACGGGTCCTTGCCGTCGCCGAGGTTTTCCGCTTCGAAGCCGTAATAGCGGGCGTTGCCGTCGGTGTTGGCCTCGTTCGCCTTCGGCAGCTTCTTTTCCGCGATGACCGCGGCGAGGACGTCGTCGTCGCCGAGCCCGGCGTGGTTGGCCCTGCCGTAGCCCACGAGGTGGACCCGGCCGTCCTTGGTGATGACGCCGTGGCACAGCGGCCCGGGCAGGCCCGAGTAGCCGTTGCGGCAGATCTCCACGGTGCGGGCGGAGCCGGAGGTGACGGTGTGGTGGATCATCACGCCGTTCACCGGGCCCCAGGCGCCCTTGCTGTTGCGGTTGTGGGTGCGCCAGCTCCCTACCTCCACGACGCGAACGCCCTCGTCCTTGAGGGCGGCGAGGAAGATGGCCGGGGTCATGGGTGGTGCCATGCGCGGTCTCCGATCATGCGGAGAGCCCCGGCCGACGGGCGGCGCGGGGCTCGAGGTGGTTGGGGTGTCAGACGAGGGCGAGCGCCATGATGGCCGGGTCCAGGCCCACTTCGCCGATGGACTGGTCGACGGTCGACGGCAGGGTGGTCTGCCCGGAGGAGATGCACCAGTGCCGCTGGAACGCGGTGCCGAGGAAGAAATTGCCGGGGTTGCTGGGCGCCTCGTTCTGGATGTGCATGTAGTACATGTCCGTGGCGGCGCCGGCGGACATGAGGAACGCGGCCCAGTACCGGCCCGGGGCCAGGGTTGCGGTCGCGGTGAGGGGCAGCGCGACGGCGCCGATGTGGTTGTTGCGCATGCCGGGCGCGGACCCGGTGATCTGCCCGGCCGCCGGGACGCTCGACAGGGCGGTCGACCCGGACCAGGCGGCGCGGGTGCCGTCCTCCCGGTAGATCCCGGCGAAGAACCGGGCGGCAGGGACGGCTGTCGAGCCGGCCCAGCCGCGGGCCATGATGGCGACGCGGTTGACCTGCGTGCTCTCGGTGATGTTGATGCCGCACATGTAGGTGCGGCCGACGACGACGGCCTTCATGGTGGTCGGGTTGGAGACGTGCGCCGGGTCGACGGACCATGCCTGGAAGCCCAGGGCCTGCGGTGTCCAGGTGTTCCGCGGGGAGGCGGCGGGCGCTTGGGCGGCGGGCAGGCGGGTGTCGGCCTCGAGCGAGGCGACGCCGTTCGCCGTGCCGCGGGCGGTGGCCGCGAGGGCGCCGATCTGGGCCGGGGTGAGCGGGTCGCCGCCGCCGGTGGCGTGGGTGGCCGCGTGGGGCGTCGGGGTGCGGGCGTTGGTGGTGGTCGGGTCGGTGGAGCGCAGCGCGATGTCGGCGCCGGCTCCGGCCGCGCCGAGCGGCGGCTGCGGACCGGGGTCGCCCTGGTCACCCTTCGGACCCTGCGGCCCCTCGGCGCCGTCGGCTCCCGGCTCGCCGGGGTCCCCCTTGGGGCCCTGCTCACCGTCGGCGCCGGGGGTGCCGGGGTCGCCCGCCGGTCCCGGTTCGCCCGGGTCTCCCTTGTCGCCCTTGGGGCCCTGCGCGCCTTCCGGCCCGGGGTCCCCGGCGGGCCCTTGCAGGCCCTCGGGCCCGCGCTCACCGGCGGGCCCGGGTTCCCCCTGCTCGCCGGCGGGTCCACGTTCTCCGGCCGGGCCTTGCAGCCCGGGGTCTCCTTGCGGCCCAGGGTCGCCAGGGGGTCCGGGCGGGCCCTGCTCGCCGGGCTGGCCCGCCGGCCCCGGCTCGCCAACAGGCCCCTGGGGGCCGTCAGCTCCGGCCGGGCCCGGGGCGCCGTCGGCTCCCGCAGGCCCCTGCTCGCCCGCAGGTCCGGCCGGCCCGGCTGGCCCGGGCGGGCCCGGCGGTCCGGGGACGCGGATGTAGGACTCGTGCGGGGCGCGGACGGGCGCAAGGTCGGAGAGGTCGACGGCGGCCTGCCCGGTGGGGAGGATGACGTCGTAGACGGCCCGCCGGGCGCCGTCGATCTCCTCGTCGACCTGGCACAGCCACTCCTCGGGAAGGAGCCCGCCGCCCGGGGCCACGATGGTGATGGCGACGCGCCCCTCCTCGTCCAGGGTTCCGGAGACGGGCCCGCCGAGCTGGGTGTCCTCGTCCGGGGCGATGAGCCGGCGCGGGCGGGGCGTGAGGGTGACCCGGCCCGCCAGCGGCTCGGCCAGGTCGGTCGACAGCCAGCGGCCGGTGACGGTCAGGGTGTCCACAAGGTGCCTCCGTTCAGGCGGCGACGGCGAGCCAGTCAACAACGGTGAGGGTGCTGGTCTGGCGGGCGATGGTGATGGTGAACCCGGTCTCGGACTGGCCCGTGTAGTTGCACTCGATGAGCACGCCCGGGACCGACGACCGGCCGGTGAGGAATAGTCGCGGGGTCTCGGTGAAGGCTCCCGCCGGGAAGGTCACCGCGGCGGTACCGCGCAGGTATGCGCCGAGAGCGCCGGACGCCGGCACCTCCTCAGTGGGAGTGATGCTGACAGTCCCGGTGAGCAGTCCGGCGCGGAGCCGGTCGGCGGTGATCCGCATGCCGGGCTGCCACGGGTAGGGAAACGGCACGGCGGCCTCCTAGATGACGATGGCGGGTTGGGCGAGGCGCACATCGCCGCCCGCCGCGTGGTCCTGGGGGTTGGGCCGGGTCACGGTCATCTGCTGGACGCCGACGGCCTCGAACAGGTCGAAGCGGATCTGCGGGTCCACGTTGGTGTTCCCGGTGAGGCCAGATGCGGTGACGCCGACGAGGCCGTGCTCGATCGGGTCGGTGGTGATGGTCTGGTCCTGGTGCCAGATCGTCGGCTCGGCGCCGCCGACCGGCCAGACCCGCATGCGGATGCGGTGCCCGTCCACGCGCGCCCGCACCTCGAACTCGCTGGCGGCCGTGTAGTCGCCGGGGACGGTGACGGTGGAGCCGACCTGCGTGACGGTGCGGGTGATGCTCGTGGACAGGGTGCCGCCCGGGTTGAAGTGCAGGCGGGCCCGGTAGTAGTTGGAGCCGTCCGCGTACCGCAGCAGCACGCCGGGGACGAGGGCGGCGCCGGTGGACACCTGCGGTACGGACATCCGCACCCGTACTTCGGCGTCGCCGAGCGGGCCGGCGAGCGCCTGGATGCGGACGGCGCTGATGGTGGCCGAGGACACCGTGACCACGCCACGGCCTGCCGACACGGAGCGATCAGCGGCGGCGCCGCCGCCGAGGAGCCAGGGCAGGCCGCCGGAGGCGGTGCCCCAGCCGCCCGTCACCGTGCGCTGGAAGGTGTCGAAAACGTCGGCGACGGCAGTGACGGTCACCTCCTCGCCGTCCGCGTTCAGGACGTAGGGCAGCTCGGAGGCCGCCCGAGTCCACGCCGGTCCGACGGTGACCCGCGTGAGCATCGCACCGTCGGCGGCCGCGACCGGACCGGCCAGCACGGTGCCGTCGGTGTCGACGCGGCCGAGCTGGTCGTCGCCCACGACCCCCGCCGTCCACGGCGATGCCGGCGAGCAGGTCGCGCGGACCGTCCAGCGGGTCGGCGTGATGGTCTCCGTGGTGCCCTCAACCATGAGAGGCACGGTGCCCTGCGGGTGCTGCGGCGGAAGCCCGGTCACGTCGATGCGCGTTCCGGAGTCCACCGACAGCCAGCCGTCAATGAGCCGCGGGGCGATGGCGAGGTCGGCACCGACCTGCGGGTAGCGCATGCCTCGGACGGTCCCGAGGTGCAGCCGCCACCCGGCGAGCGCTTCGAGCTGCGTGTCGTAGGCGACGTTGAGCTGCGTCGAGGAGTCGTAGATGCCGGACTCGGCGATTGACTCCGCGTCCTCCACGGTCGCCGACGAGCCGCCCTCGCGGGAGACGGTGATGCGGTTGCGGGTGCGCTGATCGTCGAGGACCGGGCTGAACGGCGCGGCGATCTCATTGGCCTGCGCGTCGAGGATGAGGGTCGGCGCCTGATTGAGGAGGCTGTCACGGCTTCGGTACTGGAGTCCCGGCATGGCGCGCAGCTCGGTGAGGATGCCGCCGTCGGCGTCCACGCACTCCTGGATGAGGTCGAGGAACGTCGCGACTCTCTGCGGGCCCATGGCGGGCGACATGGATGCTGCGCCAGCCACGCTGAGCGGGAAGCGAACCTCCTCGGCGAGCCGCCTCATCCGGGCCACGGCCGTTTCACCGGCGAAGCCGTCCTCGGCGGCGGCATACACCCACACGTCGTCCCGACGCATTACTGACAGGTGCCCGATCGTCATGCCGTCCAGGCCCGCACCGAACGTGGTGTCGATGCGGCTGAGGACCCCGGCCGAGCCCGTGAAGGTCCCAGCCGCCGATCCGCCGCCGTCACCGTTCAGGAAGCGCCAGATTCCGCGGACCTCGGTGGTGCTGCCGGTCTGGGTGGCTTGAAGGGTGAAGCGGCGCCACCCACCGACGAATGTGGAACCGAAGACGTAGAAGAGGCGGGTGGTCGACGAGCTGGAGCCGGAATCGTTGATGGCGTCGCAGGCTACGGCGTCGCTGGTCAGGGTGATTCGGTAGCTGGTCCACACGCCGCGGTCTGCCTGCACCTCGAAGAAGACGGAGTCGGACTGGGGCAGCTGGGCAAGGTTGTAGAGCATCGTCACGGCCCATTCGCCCTCGGCGCCAGCCCGGAGGTTGGCGCGGATGCGTGCTCCGGCGGTGACGGTGGGCAGAGCGTCCGATGACAGCAGGGACGTTGTCTGGCCGAACCGCAGCCCGATGACGTTCAGCGGCTTGCCGCTATCCAGGCCGGACGCTGCCGACGTGGCGCCAGGCTCATCCTCCAGCGGCCAGTAGGCCAGCGGGTTGCCTGCCGGGAGTCGACGGCGGAGTGCGGACTGGAGCGGCGGCTGGCCCGTGCCGAGGCGGCGGAGGATGCCGGAGATCGTGATGTCGGTGCGGGCTTCTCCGTCGTAGTCCGGCGCGGACAGGTCGCCCCACGGCCAGTTCGGCGCCCACTCATCCACCGTGCCGGTGACGTGCGGAACCCAGTCAGTGATCTCGGCGCCGTCCATCAGGGACCAGGATCGGCCTGCCGAGTCGGTCCACGAGGTGGCCCCCGGCTGGAGTGCCCGGAAGTCTGGTGCCGCCACGACCGTTCCGTCAATGCCGTTTCGCATTTCGGCCCGGTAGTAGCGGCCAGCCGCAGTGGGCCAGGTGATGCGGGCGATACTGCCGAGGTCCAACGGCACTTCGCCGGTCTGCGCAATGCTGGTGGTGCCCGTGCCGACAAAGGGCTGGCCGAGCACTGACCAGGGCCCGTCGAGGGACGGCGCCCTCCAGAAGGTCACGACGTGGCCGCCTGAGCCGTTGTCGATGTCGAGGGTGACGCGCAGGGCGAAGCGCTGCCCCGAGCTGTACGGCAGGGGCTCGGTTGCGGCGCGCGAGTTGCTGCCAGCCGGTGAGCGCCAGTAGAGCACGGGCGTACCAGTCTGGTTGATGGTCACCATCCACATCGTGGTGTCCACGGCGTTCAGGTCGTACCGACCTATGATCTCCAAGGGCGCAGCCTGCCAGGGCCGCCATCCCGTCGCCGTGGCGGCTGTCGCACCGAACTGACCGGGCAGCCGGTCGAGGGCCATCTCCACGCGCACGTCGAGGTCTTCGACGTTGAGCGCAGGGGAGGAAGCCGCAAAGGCTCGAGCCTGCGGGTTCCCCGGCACCCGCAGATGAGGGCCGCCGACCTGGACGGACAGCCGCGCGGGCACGCCGAGCCGCACGTGCGGGTAGTGAGCCCCGCCCGCATGGCCCGGCGTGTAGTCCCCGCCGTTGTTCACCAGCTCGAGCCCGGTCGAGGCCGGACGGGTCTCCCCGCCCTCCTCGCCACGACCACGGTTGATGGTGATCGACTGGTCCTCGACATGCTCGCTGACATCGGTCCACGTCCAGGTGGCCGGGTCCCCGGTCGGGTCCGCGCCGAACGCCAGCTCCGTGCGGAGCGGGAGCTTCTGGGGACGGTCAGGCCATGCCACGAGCGCCTCCTACCTGGTTCCGAGGCGCGTCACGTCGCCGCCGAGGTCTGTACGGATGGACTGCTGGAGCAGCTCAAGCAGCACGCGGGACGCGCGGCCGCCGTCCGCGCGGATCACAACCGGCGCCGGAGAGGCGGCCGCACCGGTCGCCACGGCGGCCCGGACCACAGGCACGTCCGGTGTCTGCACCAGCTGCTCCACGCGCTGGTCCAGTTCGCCCTGCCCCGCGTCGATACCGACCTCGACGCCGGCGGGAATCCACTGGCCGATCTGGTCGGCGAACAGGCGCGACGGCGAGCCGATGCCGAGGGCGTTTTTCGCTGCCGACAGGGCCGATGACGCCAGGCCCCGCAGTCGGCTGAAGAGCGCGCCTGCGGCGTTGCTGACGCCGCGCACGATGCCGTTGACGATGTCCCGGCCCACGCCGACGAAACGCGAGCCGATGCCCCGCACGGTTGACAGGGCACTGTTCAGGGCTCCGGAGATCGACGACTTCACGGACCGCCAGGCGCCGGAGGTCACCGACTTCACCCTCGACCAGGCGCCGGACACAAGACTGATCAGCCCGTTGACGGATCCGAGGGCGATGGAGACGATCGTGGACCAGGCCAGCTTGAGGATCGCGACGACCCCATCCCAGGCGGCCTTCGCGGCACCCTTGATGCCCTCCCAGGCGGCGGACGCCTTCGACGCGACCCAGTCGACGGCCGCACCCGTCTGGTCCCTGATCCACTGCCAGGCGCCGCCGATGGTCGCCTTCACGGCTTCCCAGGCGGCGCTGGCCGTGGACTTGATCCACTCCCACGCCTCGCCCAACTTCACCTTCAGCCACTCGACCGCAACGCCGGTGGCCTCCGTGATCCACTGCCAGGCGGCGCGGACAGCGGCGACGATCTCGTCCCAGTAGACGATCGCCAGCACGATGATCGCGATCAGGGCGATGATGCCGAGGACCACCCACGTCATCGGGTTCGCCCAGAACGCCGCGTTGAGCAGCCACTGGATGCCGGTCCAGATCGCTGTGGCGACGCGCACCGCGATGATCGCGCCCTGGTACAGGCGCAGCGCGGCCGTCGCCCCAGCCACCGCCAGCGCGATCCCGCCGACGGCGACAACGATGCCCTTGAACGCGCCCTCGTTGTTCGACACCCAGTCGGCCACGCCAGCCAGCGCGGGCGCCAACTCCTGCGCGAGGGACATCGTCAGGTCCCGCATCGCGCCCTCGAACACCCTCGCCGGATCTGCTGCGAGCGCGTCCGTCAGCTCCTTTCCAGAGCCCGCAGTCTTGTCCATGCCGGACGCGGCGGCGGCCGTCGCCGGGTCCATCGCCCACAGGGCATCGACACCCTCACCAGCCATATCGCCGAACAGCTCGACCGCGAGGGCGCTCTGCTCAGCCGGGTCCTTCACCCCCCGTAGCGCGTCGAGGGTCGCCGTGAGCGCGGCCTCGGCCGGCTCGCCGCCCGTCGCGATGTCGGAGAGCATCTTGCTCGAGTCCAGCCCAAGCGCCTTGAAGCCCTCGGCCGCCCGGTCGGTCTCCTCGGACGTGATCCGCCCGAACTCGTGCAGCACATCCGCGGCCTGGTCGATGTCGCGGCCGCCCGCCTCGACGTACTGCGACATCAGCCCGAACGCCGTCTTGGCGTCCAGACCGATGCGGGCGAAGTGAATGCCGTACTCCGACACCACGGCGGGGATGTCGGCGCGCATGCTCGCGGGCAGCGTCTTCGCCGCCTGCGACAGAGTGTCGAACGCGTCGGTCGCGTCCTTCGCCAAGCCGTTCTTGACGAGGTTGCCCGCCGCCGTGGCGGCCTCGCCGACGTCCCACTGGAACGTCTCGGCCAACCCCAAGGCTGTGGTGGTGAGCTGCTGAAGCTCCGCGTCCGAGGTGGCACCGAGGTCGGCGACCGAAGAAGTGACCGCGCCGACGGCCTCGGACACCTCGCCCATCGAACCGCCGAACCCGGCGGAGAAGACTTCGCCAGCAACGTTGCCGACCCGGGCCGCCTCCGCCTCCGTCAGGCCCAGCTGGGCCGTCAGCTTGGCGGTGGCCGACGAGGCGTCCATGGCCGCGGCCAGACCCACGCCCAGCGCACCGGCGATACCCACGCCGGCGGCCGTGCCGATCGGGCCCATGCGCTCCGCCGCCGCGGACGCACGCTCCTCGAAAGCGGAGCCGAACGCGGTTCCGGCCGCCTCGCCGGCCTGCTCGCCCGCGCGGCCCGCGCCGGAGGACAGCTCGCGGCCGACCTCCGACATGATGTTGGAGCCAAAGCCCTGGAACGACGGGGTGATCTGCACCCACGCGGTACCGACCTGAGGCCCACCGGCCACAACGACCACCCCCGTCTCTCAGTTCGTTCGGGGTTTCGGTCTTGGCCGCTGACGCCGGAGCAGAGCCCGCCCGCGGTCGATCAGCCGGTCGCGGGCCTCACCGCGCGTCGCCTCGATCTTGCTGGGGCGCGGCAGCGGCTTCGGGGCGCTGCCCGCGCTGCTGGCCTTCTTCGACCGCTGCCAGTTCGCCACCGACAAGGCGTCGAAGTGCCCGGCGGCCAGCTCGATATCGAGCGGGTACACACCGGACTCACGACTCTTAGCCCACGCCAGCGCCGACCGGCTCGTCTTCGGGATGACCTGGACGAGCCGCCACAGCCGACCCCACGTGAGGTGCGGCGCGCCGATGTCGTCCAGGTCCAAGCCCATCAGCAGGAGGTCGTGCTCGATCTCCCCGCCGTACTCACTCAGGAGGTCGGCGAGGGCGAAGATTCCCCCAGGTCAGCACCCTGAGCCTGCTTGTACTCCTCCAGCAGAAGCGCCACGTCGTCCGACCGGCCGCCCGCCGCCACGAACTTCTCGTACTTCTCCGTGCCCATCAGCTCGCGGACGAAGGGGACGTCGCCGTCCTCTCGGCTCCGGCGGGCCAGTTCCTTGACCCGGTCCGGCCAGAAGCCGGGCACCGGAATCGTGTAAGGCTTGCCGTCGATGGTGATGGTCAGCTTGTCGCCGCCCTTGCGCTGTGCGGCGCGCTGCCGCAGCTCGGCGAGGTCGAACGTGGTCTTTCCGTGGCTCATGCGCGGTCTCTCCCTGCGCGCGGTCGTGGAATGGGAAGGGGCGCCCCCGGACCGCGCATGGCGGGGGCGCCCCGGTCAGGGGTGGATCAGGGGGTGGGGTCGGGAACCGTCGGCCGGATCGCCGCCGGGTTGTTGGTGACCTCGATGAGGCTGACGCCGCGGACCACGCCGTCGACCGCCATGGAGGTGACCTTGGCGAGCAGCGTCATCTCGTAGAACGTCAGCTCACCGGCCGTGTGGCTGGTGTCGCCCATTTCGTCCACGACGAGGTTCGGGATGGCGATGCGCTTCCAGATGCCGCCGTCGACCAGGTCGAGGATGCCGGTACGGACGTCCTCGCCGGACTGCTGCTGCACCACCGTTTTCGTGATGCCCGCCGTGGTTGTGACCACCGAGTCCGGGTACCGGAGGCTGGCCACCACCCAGTTGTCCTCCAGGGCCTGGATCTGGAAGGTGTGATCGTCCTCCGTCACCGCGGTGCGGACGATGCTGTTGCCCTGCCAGCCGCGGAACCTTTCCACGGTCCTGTTGCGGCCCTGGGTCGGGCCGTCCTCGGACAGCCAGCCCACCTCGTAGAACGCCTCGCCAGGCGGCTGGAAGACCCCGGCCTCGTCGTAGACGTCGGGGATCTCGTCGAGGTCGGGCATCGGCTCCCCGGGCAGGGTCACCCACAGCCCGGAGTCAAGCCGTACCAGGCCCTTGCGTTCGCCGTATCCTTCGCCACGGCGCACTCTCCTTCTCTTAGGTCGGGACCGCGCCGCGGACCGACAACACCACTGTCAGCAGCACCCGCGGAACATCCGAGGGTGCGTCGGGGATCAGGTTGGGGCCGGCGTCCTCACCGAACTGGCGGACCGCCGGGACATGCTGCGGCATCAGGCCGAGCTGGTACCGGGCGAGGCTGGCGATCTCCATCGCCCGCTCATCCGTCTCCGCCCACACCTGCACGTCGAGGCGGGCGTCGTCCACCAGCGGGTTCCGCCGCGGGCCGCCCACGCGCCGCAGCACCACGAACTCGACCGGCCGCGGGCGCGGGATGCGGGAGCCGACCTGGACGCCGCCGAGCCGTACCCGCAGGTACTGCGTGGCCAGCAGCGTTACGTCCGGCCACGCCACCACGGGCGCCGCCATCAGTCGCCCGCCGCGTCCATCGCGCCGCCCAGGAACCGGTGCTTCGCCTCCGCGTGCAGCACACCCGGATGCCGCGCCACCACGATGCCGCGGGCACGGTCCCGACCGACGCGGGTCGACGCCTCGATCTCGATACGGCCCTCCTGCATGCGAGGGGCCGCCGCCTGCGCAGCCGCGCGGACCGCCTGCGCCCGCCGCTCGAGGTCCGCCCGCACCCCGCCGGAGCGGGCCAGCTCCCCGATCCCGTCGTAGTTGATCTCCACCCGCACTCGTGCGCGCGCCATGGTCAGCCCTCCATCCGCTGCATCAGCAGCTCCGTGTGAGCGAGCCGGCCGGTCGGCCCGCGCCAGCGGTCGACGTCGCCGTCGATCACCCACACCTCGCCCTGCCACTCGATTCGGTCCGTCGACTCGATGTCCGCAGAGATCGGGCCGAACAGGCGCCGGGACCGCTCGAGCCCCTCGCGGGGGATCGTCTCGGCAGCCGTCTGGCGGGCGCCCTGCACAGGCTGAACCCGCCAGCCCGGCAGAGGCGTCCGCTCGGCCGACGCCCAGTCCCGGCGCGGATTGCCATAGGGGTCCGTCGTCAACGGGGCCCGCACCCGCACGATCGTGTCCCGATGCCACCCGAAGCTCATGGGCGCAGCTCCAGCCGGTAGCGGTCCAGGACCCGCCGCTCAGCCTCCGTGAGCTGTCCGCCCACGCCCGAGTCCGTCGAGGCGCCCGACGTGGCGTAGGAAACGGACTCGCCGCCCGCCTGCTCCGACGACACACCCACCGGCGCCGTCCGCACCCGAGCCGCGATCCCCAGCAGCACACTGCCGACCGCGCCCGGAGGCTCCATGTAGCCCGACTCCATGACGACGCGCAGCCGACGGGGGCCGTCCGGCCAGCGGCCGCACCGGTGGAGCCAGCCGCCCTCCGACCAGTCCCAGCCGCCCGCCACCGGCTCCCACGCATCCGGGCCGGTCGCGGCCGGCGGGCGGGTCTCCACCGAGGACACCTCGTGCAGCATCATCGTGGGCAGGCCCGCCACAGCCCCGCCCACCGAATCCACCGTCACGGTCTCCACCAGCCGAGGCCACACCCGCCAGCCGCAGTAGTCGTGCACCATCTCCGCCGCCTCGGCGAGGAGATCCTCCGCCTCCTGCTCCGTTAGATCAGCCATGCCCGGCCGCCTCAGCAGCCGGTCCTGTAGCTCCACCAGAGCAGCCATGACGACCTCCTCGCCGAGATCAGCTCTCCGAGCCGGCGGCCTTGTTCACCGGGCGGCGTGCCTTGTTCGCCGGCGTGCGACCCTTGGCCCGCGTGACCTTCCGGACCCGCTTCGGGTCCGCCTTCTCCGCGGCGTCCGGGGACAGCTTCATCGTCACCGTCACGCCCGAGGCGATGTCGACCTCGTACTCTTCCAGCCGTGCCACGGCCTTCTCCTTGTCTGTGAGGCGGGCCCGGCCGAACGCGGCCGGGCCCGTGGACTGCTACGACCAGGCGACTCAGGCGCCACCCTCGGCCTCCGCGAAGAGGGTGACCTCGCAGAACGCGCTCGGCTGGTAAACCGCCAGCATGAGGCGCTCCTCCACGCGGATCGCGACCCGGTTGTGCCGGAAGTCGTCCGCGTCCGAGTTGGTCATCTCGACGGAGACGCCGCCCTTGCGGAGCACCTGGCCGCCGACCGCGAACGCCCCGACCAGGACCGTGCCCTGCGCGATGGCCGAGGTGACGACGGTGTTCTGGCCCCACACGCCCGGGGTCATCTGGATGCCGTTGTTGCCGTAGGCGCCGGTGAACGGGCCGCCCGCGAAGTACTGCTCGTTGGCGTCGCGGGACAGGCGGAGCCGCTGGTAGTCGAGCGGGTTGATGACAACCGCGTCGACCGGCAGCTGCGTGGCCAGCTCCACGGCGGTCATGCCCCGGAAGATGGCGTCCAGGTCGTCGTCCGCCGACGCGCTCGCCTCGGTGAGCAGACCGCTGCGGTTGAGCAGGCCCGTCATGTTGCCGCCCGTGCCGGTGCCGTTGAGGAGCTGCGCCTCCTCTGCCAGCACCAGCCGCAGCCGCATCTGGGACTCGATGACCGACACCAGGTACGCGGTGTCCTGGAACGCCTCGTCGCTGATCTTCGTGATCCCGGCGATCTTCGACAGGGTCTCGACCTCGGGCTCGAAGTCGAAGTCGATCGCGGGCTTCTCGCCCAGCTCCGGGACCACCGCGAAGTCGCCGGTCGTCGGGCCCTGCACGTAGTACGTGAGGGTCGTCGCCGACATGGTGCCGGAGCCCAGCAGCTGGGCGACCGTCGGACGCCGCAGCGTCTCCGGCACGACCTGCCCGTACTGGGTCTGCACCAGCCCGCCCGCCGGGCCGCCGGTCGAGAAGTCCTTCGCCTCGAACTCGGTGGTCCGCTGGGAGAAGCGGGTGCGGGAGGACGCCGCGAGCGTCGCGCTCTTGTACGCGGCGTCCGCCTCCAGCTTGGCCTTCACGCCGACCGGCTCCGAGCCGCCCCCGGACGGCTTGCCGTCCTCGACGGCGAACGCCCGCTTGAACAGGGCGTCCGACTCGGCCGCCTGCTTGATCTTCTCGGCGGCCTCGTCGGCGGTCGCCAGGTGGCCCTTCACCGCCGTCTGCTCGTCCTCGGTCAGGACACGGCCCTCGTCGCGGGCCTTCTCCGCCACGTCCCGGGCGGCCTTGAGCGCCGTCTGACGCTGCTCGTGCAGGTTCATGCCTGCGCACTCCTCGTCTCGATCTCGATGATGGCCGCCAGTGGGTCGGCGGCGAAGTCGGGCATGGGCTTCGGCGACTTGGCCCCGTCGGGCTCCTCGTCGTCGGCCGGCTCCCGCTCCGTGGCCGGATCCTCTTCCTGGCTCTTCTTCTCGTCGTCCTCGTCCTCGGCCGGAGACTCCGGCGGGTCGAGGGCGGACAGCACGTCGTCGATCCCTTCGATCGCGACGGCAAGCTGATCGCGCACCTCGCGGAGCGCGGACTCGTTCTTCCCGGACAGGGCCCGGCCCGCCTTCACGCCCTCCAGGGCGCGGGCTGCCGCCCGCTCGGTGCGCTCACCGAGGGCCTTGACCGTCTGAAGTTCGGTGGCCGGGTTGGCGCCGACCGGGACGACGGACACCTCGTAGAGGTCGATGTCCCGCAGCTCGAAGATTTCGACGCCGTCCTTCGTGCCCCACCCGGCGTCGCGCACCGAGTAGCCGAAGGAGAACTCCTTGACCCTGCCGCCCTTCAGCAGGCGGTACACCTGCGGCGCCTTCGGGCTGTCCATGTCCAGGCGGGCCCGGATCTGAAGCCCGCGCTCCGTCTCCACCGCGTCGATGACGGAGCCGATGTTGTAGTCCGGGTCCGACAGGTTGTGGCCCCAGTACACGGGGATCGGGTAGCCCGACGCGGACCACTCCTTCAGTGACCGGTCGAACGCTCCGGGCATCACAACGTCGCCGTAGCTGTCGACGTTGCCGAACACGCTGACCAGCGCGGTGAACTCGCCGGTGCCGGGCGCCTCCGGGCCCTCGGTATCGACTTCGGTGACCTTGACCCGCAGAGCGGGTGCATCCTTGACCTGCACAAATGCCCCCTCGGGCCTAGAACTCGAACTCGATCTCCACCGCGCACTTGCAGCCCGCGCGGTTCGCGTCATCCAGGTTGGAATCCGCGGGCCAGCGGGCGCCGTTGCTGAACCGGTCGTCCAGCGGCACGGTCTCCCCGTCCATCCGGCGATGCGCCGGCCTGGGGTTCGTCGAGCGGACACGCCACGTCTTCGTCGCGCCGCCGCCCGCACCCCGCGCCGCCTCCGCCTGGCCGAAGCCCGACAGGGAGGTGACCTGCGAGGCAGCGATCTCCGGGACGCGCGACCCGGCCGCCGCCGCGAGCGCCGCCGCCAGACGGGCCTCGGGCGACATCGGGTCCCCGTCCTCGTCCGTCCGCTCCGCGTCCGCGAGCGCCTCGTCGGCCTCCGCGAGCGTCGCCCCGACGATGCCCTCGGCGACGCCGGCGGCCATGGCCGTCAGCCACGCCACCGTCGCCGCCTGGTTGTAGTCCTCGGGCGGTAGACCCACCTGCTCCAGCAGAGCCTCAGCCGCCGCCGTGGACGTCGCCAGGCCCAGCGTTAGCAGCAGATCCGCCAACGACGCCTGCCACTCCTCCCGGTCCACGAAGTCCTCGGCCGCCTTCACGCGGACCGGGCCGCGCTTCGCCGAGCCGTACCCAGCCAGGACCGCCGACGTGAAGTCGTCGAACCAGCGGGTCAGACCACGCTCGTACCGGGCCTCGAAGTCGTCAGCCCGCACCGGGTCCGCGCGGACCTTGCGGGCTTTTCCCCGCACCAGCCCCGCCCCCGACGCCTCACGCGGAGGAGCGTCCGAACCCAGCGTCGGCGGCGGCGCCGAATCCTGCGGCGACGCCTGACCGCCCACGAGGACGTTCAGCGGCGTCACCAGCTCCTCGGCGTCACCGCCCAGCGCGGGCATGTTCTGAAGCGCACGCGCCTCGTCCGCCGTCATCCACGGCCGGCCCACGCTCGCCTGGAGCACGGCCGCCTGCTCCTCGAAGGAGCCCCGCAGCTTCTCAGCGAGGTTGAACTCGACGTACCGCTCCTCGGGCTCCCCGAGCATCGGCAGGAGGAACGAGTTCAGGCGGTCCTGGAGCATCGTCAGCCACGGGCCGAGCGAGTCCCCGTACAGCGACCGGCGGAACTCGCGGACGTTGCTGTAGTTCGCGTTGTCGAGGACACCGACCATCGTCGGGTTGACCTGGTAGACGGACGCCACCGTCGTCAGGCTCAAGGTGGCCGCCGCGACGAACTCGTCCTCGCGCGCCGAGAAACCCGTCTTCACGAGTTTCATGCCGTCCTCGAGGATCGCCGTGCCGCCCGCCTCCGGGCCGCTGCGGCCGTAGGAGTCCCGCCATTCCTGCTTGAACCGCGCCTTGCCCTTCGAGCCCCACTGCGGAGCGTCCATCGGCCGCTCGATCACCGCGGACGGCTGGCCGCCGCGCTGCCACACCTGCTCGCGGTACTGGTACGCATGCACCTGCTCCGACAGGATCAGCTTCAGCGCCGCCACTGGCGACGAGCCGGCCGACGGGTCAGAGGGGTTCCAGCCGTGGAAGACGAGCATCTGCGCGGCCGGGATCACCAGCTGTTCGGCGCCGTGCGGCGGCTGCACGATCCAGTCCGCCGGGGCGAACACCGTGCCGCCCACGCCCTGCACCACCCACGCCGACGGAATCGGGCGGATCTCCCAGCCCGACGGCGCCGACGCCGAACGCTTCACCCACCAGAACGCCCGGTCGAACAGCGCCAGATCAGCGACCGTCCCGTAAATCAGCTCGTAGGTCGTCATGTCCGTGTTCGGGCGCCGCAGCAGAGCGGCCACGCCCTCACCGCGGACCCGCCGCCGGTCTGTGTCGCCGCGCCGGTCGTAGGCGTGCAGGCCGAGCTGGGCCACGTTCCGGGCGATGAAGTCGGTGACCGTCCGGAGGTGCGGCTGCGTCCGCCACAGCTCCGCCGGCTCCATGCCCAGCACGTAGGACTGATCCAGCGGCAGCCACGACCAGCCCCGCCGATCCCACGAACCGCTCGAGGGCCTCGCGCCCCACCACGCCAGAGACTTCACCCGCGACCAGAAGCCCATGCTGCACCCCCAGTCACGCGACATCCGCCTCGTCGTCGTAGTCGTCATCGTCGTCGTAGGCGCTCCGCCGCAGCGGCTTCCGATTCCGGGCCCGGTCCAGCGCCATGATCAAGCTGACGACGCCATCGATCTTGTCGGCGGAGTGCTTCTTGTCCGGCTTCACGTTCTCCGCCGGGTCCGTCGCCACCGCGAGGTTGTCGATCTGCCAGCGCATCGCCGGGTTCCCGCCATGCCGCAGCAACGGCGTCTCCGGCGTTCCCTGCCGCAGCAGGCGCGCCAGCTCCTTCAGGGGCGGGCTCATCGACCGGTAGCCCTGCCTGAACTCCACCAGCGGCGCCTCGTCGCTCAGCAGGTCCGAGACGAGCTGCGTCGAGTTCCACGGGTCGTAGGCGATCTCCTGGACGGTGAAGACCTCGCGGTCCTGGTTGATCGCCTGCCGGATGTGGTCGTAGTCCATGACCTCGCCCGGCGTCACCGTCAGCCAGCCCTCACGCACCCACACATCCGCCGCGCCCGCCGTCCGCTCGTTGAGCTTCCAGAGATTCGCCTGCGGAGTCCACAGCCGCCACAGGGCCTGGTAGCCCTCGATGCCGGACCCGGCCGGGCCGTTCGGGAACACGAGGCAGAAGGCGCTGAGGTCCGAGGTGGCCGCCAGGTCGAGGCCGCCGTAGCACTCCGCCTTCTTGAGCGACGCCCGGTCCACCATCCCGGCGTTCCGGTCCCACTCCGAGAGCGAGATGAACTTGCTCTCCTGCTTCGTGCGGATGCCGAGCCGCAGCCGCAGGAACGATGCCAGCTCCAGCGGGTTCTGCCGGGCCTTGGCCGCGGCCTTCTCCATCGACTCCATCGTCGGCGAGTCGCCGGCCGCGAGGCCGGGGTTCGCCTTCAGCCAGGTCTCCGGCTTGAACGGGTCGTCGCCCTTGTCCGCCGCGAACACCACGCCGTAGAACGTCGGGTCGATGAGGGCGCCGCGGGCGAGCTTCTCGCAGTACTCGCGGATCTCCGCATACGGCGTGAACGGGCTGCCCGCGTCCGCCGTCGTGGCGTACATGATCAGCGGCTGCTCGCGGGCGCCCGTGCCCGTCTCCACCGCCTCGATCAGATCCCGGGACTTGTGCAGGTGCACCTCGTCCACAAACGCGGCGTGCGGGGACGTGCCGTGCATCGCCTCGCCGGCCGACGACATCACCGAGAAGTACGAGCCCGACCGAGGGTGAAGGATCTTGTCCTTCATCGGCTTCACGTGGCCCTTGAGGTCCGGAGCGTGCGCCGCCAGCAGGCGGACCGGGTCGAAGCAGAGCCTCGCCTGGTCCTTGCGGGTCGCCAGCGCGTACACCTGCGCCCCGGCCTCGCCGTCAGCGCACGTCAGGTAGATGCACTGCCCGCCGCCGATCGTCGTCTTCGCGTTCTTCCGGGGGATGTCCAGGTACTGGGTCTGGATGATCCGCGCCGTCCGGCCGTCCTCCGTCGGCCGTACCCACCCGTAGGTCGGACCGATCAGGTACGCGATCTGCCACGAGCGCAACAGGATGGGGCGTCCACTCCATTTCCCCTGCGTATGTCGCAGGCGAGCGAACGCATCCACCACCCGATCAACCCTCAGCGGGTCAAAGTACGCGCCTGCCACATCGCGCGGCTCTGGAGTCTTGTGCTGCGGCGGACAGTTCGGCAGCTCGTAGCCGCGCGACAGGAGGTAGTGGGCAACCTCAGGGGACAGCTTGAGGCGATCGAGGGTCCTCTTGCCGGGGAGCTTCATAGAGACCCACCCCCGGCCGAGACTCCAGATAGGCGGCCGCCTGCCGGAGACGAGTCGGGCTATCCGACAGGAGCCCGATGGCCATATTGCAGTTGCCGCACAGGATGCCTCGCACGCACGAACCGCACGTGTTGCGGCTCGTTGGGCAGCAACGCCGGTCGTGGTCTGTGTGCCAACCCTGCGCTCCAGGATCAGAGCTGGTGCAGGATGCGCATCGCCCACCCTGCGCTTCGAAGAGGGCGTCCCACTGAACCGCAGTCATGCGGTAGTGGGAGAATGTCCGGCAGCGAGCGCACACACTCTGTCGCAAGTAGAAGGCGTCGACCTCGAGCCACTGCTCGCAGGAGAAGCAGAACCGCCTTCCGCTGTCATCGCTTAGGTTCTTACGCCGGACCCGAAACGGAACGTTCGGGGAAGCGCTGCCTGTCCGGCGACGCCGGTCGTTGTGTGGTCCGCAAAGGCCGTGGGCGTAGTGCTTCCGGCCGCAGCCATCAACGCTGCAAAGCTGGCGCTGCCCCCTCACGGGAACCTCGGCGAGCACGTCCCCCAGTCGGCGACGTCGCTCGTAGTGCGCACTGCACAGGCTGGGCTTCTTGGTCCTGCTGCGATTCGGACAGCCAGTCACCATGCAGGCAGGACGGACCGCGTTAGACTTCTCCATGTCAGCCTCTCACCAGGTTGGCCACGCCCCGGGGGTGTTACAGCACCCGCCGGGGCCCTCGATTTTACGCGAAGGGGTTGACCTCCGTCGCCTCGTCCTTCGCCGGCATCCGCGCCCGGGCCGCGAACGACATCCCCAGCTGCTTGGCGTACTCCAGGAACAGCTGGGACTGCGACCGCATCTCGGCGCCGGCCGGGTTCTTCTTCGCCGTCCCGCCGTGCGCCGCGTCGTCCAGCACCACCTCGCCGGCCTGGAGCGCGTTGCCTGCTTTCCGAGCCGCAAGGAAGTGCCTGATGGCCAGCTCCACCGTTGGGCCATCAGCTCTGGTCAGGAGTCCAGCCCGGTCCAGCTCGGGGACGATCGCGTCCCACAGCGCCGCCATCTCCGGGTCGTCCGGGAACCCCGGCGGCCGAGGAGGCGCCGACGCGTCGACACGCTCAGCGACCGTGCCCGCCGCAGCGCCCGGATCAGGCACCGCCTGAAGGTGCTTGGGGATCTTGAGAGGGCCACGCACACCCACCGTCATCACCTCCCTTACAGGCCGTCACAAAAGGGGATAACTGGCGTGGGAAAAGTTTTCACCACCTGGGCGGTCCCCGGTATGTCCGTTTTGCGCGATGCGGACGCCCCTACCCCCAGTGACCTGCACCTACGTGCGCCAGCCGCCAGGCGAGGACCGTGCCGTGTGCCTGTTGTGGCACCCTTCGCACAGTCCGCGCCCGTGCTGCGGGTCGTTAGGGTCCTCACCGTCCGTGACTAGCTGCCGCCGGGTCCGGGGCCAGTGGTCGGCCACGGTGGACAGCTCGTCGCAATCTCCTGCCGCATGGAGCGGCCGGCCTGCCCGCTGGCAGTCCTGGTCGCATCGACACACGGGATCACGCGCGAGGATGGCGGACCGGAAGCGTCCTCGGTGGTGTCGGCCGTACCCGCGCTGGTGGGCTGTGCCGCGCCTCCGGTCTACCTCCCGGGCCTCCCGGGGGGGTGCACGTCGGGCAGGGGGCTCCTGCGGGGACTACCGCCCGGCAGGACATGCAGACGCGTGGCGGTCGACCGGGCATGGTCACCCCCGGGGACTGTCCTCGCGGGCGCCTCTCTGGCACCAGCACTGAGCGGAAGGGGAGTGGAGGCCGAGCAGCCTCCCGATCCATCCCGCTCGCCAGACGCGCTGGGTCCTCATAGCCACCCCCGGGGTATGCGTGAGGCCCGGCCGTCATGCGGTCCGGGCCTCGGGTGGGGGGCTACTTGCCCTCGGCGATCTCCTGGGCCTTGGCGGTCATCTCGGCCTTGGCGTCCTTGTCGGTGGGGTGCTTGTCCCACCAGAGGAGCATGAACCGCCCAGCCTGGACGGTCTCGTTGCTGCGCCCCATGGTCTTGGCCCAGTGGGCGGCGGCCTTCTCGGTCTTCAGCTCGTACACGGACACGGGGTCGGTGGTGATGAGCTGGCGGCAGTCGTTGGGGTGGCCCTTGCCGGTGTCGCAGCTGCCGGTGTTGTCCCGCGGGTTGGCCAGCGGGTAGAGGTCGGTGAGCTGGTCGACCATGCCCTGCGCGGTGAGCGGTGGACTGCTGGGCTTCTCGGTCGTGGGCTCCTCGTCGCCGCCACCGCATGCGGTGAGCAGGGCGAGGGCGGCGAGGGTGCCGAGGATGGTTCGTGTGCGCATGGGTCCCCCTGGGGCTGGCTGCTGACGAGGCAGTATCGCCCGCGCCTGTGCGTCGTGGGGGTGGTGTGGCTGTCCTGTGACGGAAGCGTGCGCCCTTGCGGCCGTCAGGCCGAGCGTGCGGTGAGGGCGGACTCGATGTCAGCAAGGTCGGGACGCTGCTGCCAGCTTCCGACGCGAACGACTGCGGGCCGCCGTAGTCCGTGAAGGGTGGCCGGGTTGGCCGCGTAGATGACGTCGCGCGGCTGGAGTCCGGTCTCGCGGCAGTACTGCTGCGCCTCGGCGGTGGTTCCTGCGATGAGCACGATGGGCGAGGCGGCCACGACGCGACCTCCTGTTCGTCAGGCGGCGCGGGCGCCGTCGGGGAGTGCGGGCGGGTCGGCGGGCTGGAGCAGTTCGCCGGTGTATTCGTCGCGCTCGGCCTTGGGGACGGACGCGAGGAGGTACCGGGCGCCTTTGCCGGTGCCGGTGCGGGCGATGCGGCCTTCGGAGGCCCAGCGCCAGATGGTGCCGACGGGGCGGCCGGCCCAGTGGGCGGCGTCGCTGGCGGTCACGTACACGCCGAGAGGCATGGACACCTCCCTGGGAACGGCAAAGGGCCGCCCGGTGGGCGGCCCTTGAGCGCACTACGTCTATGAGAGCAGATCATGACTTCGGTGTGGCGTGGTGTCAAGTCGCCTTCGGTGCAGGCCGTCAGGCGCCACACTGACCTGGTGACCCGCTACGCCGTCCTCGCCGAGTCCGCGTCCGAGTGCGCCACGGGCCTGGCCCGCCTATGTGAGGCGCTGGGCCTGGAGCCGACGACGGCCCCGTTGCGGCTGACGGACGGCCGGTGGATCGCCCGCGCGGTCACCCCGACGCCGGACGCGCACGGGGCTCTCACCGCTGCTGCGGCGGCCCAGTAGCGCGAGCGGGCCCGCCGCGACGGGGGTGCGCGGCGGGCCCGGAGTCAGTGTGGCAGGTGCGGGATGGTCAGCGGCGGTCCTTCTTCGACTTGCCGGGGACCGGCTTCTCGGTCGGCTTGAGCCAGCCGCCGCGGGACGCCTGGTAGGTCGTCTCGAACTTCTTCTTGTCCTCGTCGGACTGGGTGAGTTCGGAGAGCTGGATCGACTTGCGGAAGAGGCCCATGATGGGTGCTCCGTCTCTACTCGGGATGGGCCCGGGGCGGCCGTCCGCCTGGCAGCTGTGCGGCCGCTCCGGGGGTTACGCCACGCGGTGGTGGCGGTGGGTGTCGGCCGGGTCGTGGATGATCAACATCCCCTCTCGGGTGACCACTCTCGGCGCGTTGTAGCTGTCGTTGTTGCTGGCCTGACCTGCAACAACGACGGGTCCAGGGGCCCCCTCTCCGCTCGGGGGAAGGGGCGGGAAGTCGGCGGCCTTGATGCCGGTGGAGGGGACGCCTCCCATCCGCACCTGACCGCCGGCCGGAATGTGGGCGGCCTTGAGGGCGGCCCGGACACGCTCGGCGGGGAGCCCCAGGTGGGTCGCGAGAGCGGCCGTGTGGACGTTCGGATCGGCTACCGCGCGGAGGGCCACGGCCAGGGCCTCGCGGGTGGGCAGCGGGGCCTCGGCGGGGACCACTTCCGACCCCTCCTCGGCGGCCTCTTCCGCACCCTCGACGGAGGTCTCGCCAGCCCCCTCCTCGCCCCTCTCGACGGGGGCCGGGCGACCGGCCCGCCAGGCGGTGGCGAGCCCCACTCCGGCGACCACCCACATCAGGCTCGGGGCGGCCCGGACGGCGCGGGCGAGGAGGTAGATGCCGAGGGCGATCAGGGCGACCCTGGCGATGATGCCGAGGCGGGCGGCGAGGCCGGTGAGGTCGTCGCGGTGGCCTCGGCGCACCCAGGCGACCGTGCGGCGGGCGAGGGCGGGCCCGATGCGGGCGGCGCCGCGGGCGAGGCGGTCGGCGGCGGGGCGGAGGCGGCTCACAGGATGCCCGCGCCTTCGATCGCAGCCCGCAGGTAGCCGCCGCCCTGATTGAGGGTGTCGGGTAGCCAGGACAGGAGCGAGGCGACGCCGGCGGTGAGGCACAGGGTGGCACCGACGAAGGCGCCGCCGGCGACCCGCTTCCGCTCGGCCTTCCCGGCGGCCCGCCAGGCGAGGATGACGCCGACGGTCAGCAGCAGCACGAGGACCGCACCTTCGGGGGTGAGGTCGCCGAGCGTGCCGCGGGCCAGGGGCTGGGCGGCTCCGGAGCCGGTCACCCCGAGGGTGGCCTTGCTCCCGCCCTGGTTGGCGGCGGTGGCGGCGCACCCGGCGAGCCAGCCGAGGAGTCCTCCGGCGCAGACGGTGGAGACGGCGCCGAGGATGAAGCCCTGCCCGAACGGCAGGAGGGCCTTGACCTCGCGCGATCCCTTCCACCAGGGGCGGAAGTTGGCCCAGAAGATCGCGAGGCTGATCGCGAGTCCGGCGAGGGTGAGTCCGGTGGTCATCGTGGCACTCCGGTGAGCAGGTAGACGAGGTCGTAGGGGTCAAGGACGCCGATGGCGCCGACGAAGGCGACGGTGAAGGCGAAGCGGCCGAGCCAGCGGCCGCGGCGGTTGATGGCCCAGGTGATGCCGAGGGCGGCTGCGGCGAGGAGGTAGGCGCCCAGCAGCCCGGCTTCGCTGCGGGCGTCGTGGAGGGTGGCGGCCCAGGCCCCGGCGGGGCTGGTGCCGTTCAGCCACGGCGCAAGGGCGGCGAGGACGGCGGAGAGCAGCCGCCAGTCCGTGCAGCGGTCCCACAGCCAGTCCACAACCCGCTGAGTACGGGTGGGCGGCGGGGGCTCCTCGACGGGCGTGAGGTCGACGGTGACGTGGACCTGGATGGGCGGGGGCGGGTCGGAGGGCGCTGCGGGGGCCGGAGCGCGGGGCGAGGGCGGGGCGGGGGCCTTCCGCTGGTGCCACCAGGGCGGCTCTTCGTCGGGGTCCGGCGGGCGGGGCGGCAGCGGGGCGCCGGCGGGGATGACCCGGGTCGGCGTGATCGGCCGCGAGGTGTCGGTCACGAGGTACTCCAGATGGCGGCGACGTACACGGCGGCCGCGCCGAGGAGGGCGACAGTCCGCACGGCGGGGAGGAGGTGGGCTCCGGGCTCCCCCGGCGCCAGGGCGATGAGCGCCCCGGCGGCCAGGAGGGCGATGAGCGGCCAGACGATGAGGGCGAGGATCATGCGGGCACCTCGGCGTTGAGGAGGTCTCGGAGGTGCTGGGCTCGGGACTGGCCGACGCCCAGTTCGGCCTTGAGTACGCGTACTCCGGCGGGCCTTCCGTGCTCGTCCCGGGTACGGGCGTCGATGGCGCGGGCCTCGTCGAGGAGCGGGTCGGGTACGGGGTGTACCTCGTCGTCGGGTACGGCGCCGGGTACGTCCTCGACGGCGGGCCGCTGGTGCTCTTGCTCGACGCCGGGGTTCGGGCCGGGCGCGTCGTCGAGGCGGGCGTGTACCTGGGTGCGGCGCTGCCTGGCGGCGAGGGCTCCGGCGGGTACGCGTGTGTGCTCGTCGGGGTGTACCTCGGGGTGTACCCGAGCGGGTTCCTGCTGGTCAGCGTCGGGTACGGCGTCGATCTCGGGTACGGCTGGTGCGGGCCGGAGGGCGGGCGGGTTGCCCGCGCCAGTGGCGACGCGCGCCATGGTCTCGGTGACGGGTACGCCGTACTCGGTGCACAGCGACGCCAGCTCGGCGGGGGTGACTCCGGGGTGGGCTGCCTGTATCTGGCGGACGGCGGCGAGGGGCTCCATGGCGCGGAGTTGGGCGCCGGTGATGCCGAGCGGGGTACGGACGGGGTACGCCTCGTCGGGTACGTCTGCGACCCACGGGACGGGTACGGGTACGGTCCGCAGGGCTTCCGCGTTGCGGCGGCCGGCGAGGTCCCGCATGAGCAGGTGCTGCTGCTGGCCGTCGATGGCGGCGCGGGAGCGGGTGACGGCGACGCCGAGGCGGTGTCGGCCCCAGGGGCCGAGCCGGCGGCGGGAGGCGAGGCGGACGGCGGTGGCGCGGGCCCGGTCGCGGGTGATCTGTTCGGCGTCACGGTCGCGGACGGCGAGCCCGAGGCGGGACAGGAGCCGCTCGCGCAGTTCGCGGCCGATGATGGCGGGAAGGCCGGTGGACAGTGCTTCGGGCCGGACGGTGCGGATCTCCAGGCCCATGGCGAGGTGCCAGAGGAGCCCGCTCATGACGGGGCCGAAGACGGCGCGGATCAGGCCGCCCCAGAACCCGGACTCGGAGAAGGCGGGGACGATCTGTACGCCGGTAATGACCCAGACGAGGACGCCGGGGATGCCGGCGGTGCCGGCGGTGGCGTCGGTGGCGGTGGCCGTCTTGTTGGCGCGGGCCATGACGGCGCAGGCGAGGAGGGCGATCTCCCCGGCCGCGAACATGACGATCCGTTCTTCGATCCGGTCCATGCCGAGGTGGCTCTCGGCGAACCGCCAGGACGTGTCGGCGGTGTAGGCGGTGCAGACGACCGCTCCGGCCCCGGCGACGAGGACGGAGCCGGGCGGCCAGTCGAGCGAGCGCAGGCGCCGGACCGCGACCCACAGGCCGATCCCGGCGATGGCCAGCAGCGCGGCGGCAGTGCCGACGGCGGGCCAGGGGTTGTCCGTGACCCACCGGATGACGGTGGTGGTGTTCATCGAGCCTTCCAGGCGAGGGCGGGGGCGGGCTGGCGGGTGGCGGCCGCGAGCAGGGCGAGGGTGACGAGGCCGTAGTGGGCGAGCGGGCTGCGGAGGTGGCGCATCAGATGTGCTCGGCGGCGGCCCGGGCCTGGGTGGCAAGCCGTCGGGCGCTCGGGCTGTCGTGGGCGTCCTCGGTGGCGGCGGCCTGCTGGTAGAGGCTGGCGGCGGCGGTAGCGCCGAGCAGGCGGTAGGTGGCGGCGATGGCCCGGTAGGCGGCGGCGCGGGCGGTGCTGTCCATGTGGCCCTCCAGGGGCGGGAAGGTGGCCGGGCCCGCCCAGGGGATGGAAACGGGCCCGGCCGGTCTGCGGAGTGGTAGCGGATCAGGCGTCGTCGGAGGCGAGCCCGTGGCGGCGCTCCCACTCACGGATGCAGGCCTGAACCATCTGCCGGGTGACGGGGTCCGGGTTGCCCTGGTGCTGCTCGATGGATTCGGCCAGCTCGTCGTCGGTGAAGTTCGACACGGTCTTGTTCGGCCAGGTGGACATGGAGGCCCCTTGGTTCGAGGTGAATGCGGGTGGTGGGCTCAGAGGCCCTGGCGGGCGCGCCGCGCGGCGTCGGCCCGGGCGAGGGCGGCACGGCCCTCGGCGGCGACGCGGTAGTCGATGGCGCACTGCTCGTGCGTGGTCGGCTGGCCGACGATGGGGTTCTCGCGCGGCGTCACGTCGGCCGGCTCAGGCTCGGGCTGGTCGCTCATCGCCGGGCCCCCTTCATCGCGGCCCGGTCGCGGTCGGCGTCCATGAGGATGCGGACCACGTCGAGGGCGATGCCGTGGAGCACCTGGTCGGCGCGCACGTTGAGCTGGTCGGCGCGCTGGTGGAGGAGCAGCGCGTACTCGGGCGCGGTGATCTCCCGCTCGATGACGGGCATCGCGGTCAGCAGCGCCTCGTGCTGCGGGTAGGTGCCCTCGGTCAGCTTCCGCGCGAGGACCATCCGGCGCGCTTCGGTGAACCGCTGCATCGGGTGCTCACGGCTGAGCAGGTCGGCGGCGGTGATGACGAGGGTGCGGATCTCGGCGGTGCCGATGGGCTGCCGTAAGGCTTCGCCCTGCTGGGTGGGGTAGATAGGCTCCATGCGGGCCTGCTCCTCGCTGCGGTGTGAGTGGGCCTGGCCCCGGCCATGCGGAGGTGCAACTCCGGCCGGGGCCGTTTGTTTGGCGACCCGTGGATCGCTTGCCCCACTGTATGGGCGCCCATACGATGAGGGCAAGCGGTTCACCCGAACGACATGAGGACGGGATGGCCGAGGACTCGATCCCCGAGGAGGTGCAGCGCGTGTTCACAGCCCTGGACGGCGTCGCGCAGATGCCGGACCCCATCGCGAGGGCGCAGGCGATCAGCCGCGTGCTCAAAGACCAGACCGAGCGGAACAAGAGGTTCTACGAACTGCGGCGACAGGTCGTCCTGGACCTCCGTGAACAGAAGGTCTCCTACCGGAAGATCGCCGCCACGCTGGGCGTCTCCCTCGGCACGATCCAGGACATCGAGCGCGGCTCCGGACGCTGGTCCGCCCGCCCCAAGAAGGGTGACGCCTCGTAGTAGCCCCGCAACACGAACCGCCCCGCCCCTGCATCAGGGGGCGGGGCGGTTGTCCGTGCGGTAGCAGCCAGCCAGCAGCGCGGATAGTTGCCGGGGACCCTACCGCGCGCCGCCGACACCGACCCGCCTAGACTCGAACGTATGTCCGATCTGCCCGCCGATCTGCCGCGCTTGCACGTGCTGCGGACGTGGCACGCGATGTGGCTGACGCGGATCGACGAGGCGATCGCGGCGGCCGAGCAGCGGGAGGCTGAAGTGCGGCGCGGCGCGGAGGTGCGCCCGGACCCACCCGCCTACGTGGTCCAGCTCGGCATCGGCACGGGCCCGCCCGTCACCGTTCACGCCGGGGACTGCCCGGTCGCCGGGTCCCGCGTCCGGCCGCTCGACGCCGACCAGGCCCGGCGGGCCCTCGTCGACGTGGAGGCGTGCTCGATGTGCCGGCCGGACACGGAGCTGGGGGTGCTGTAGGTCAGCGGGCGGTTCTGCGGCGTGGGTAGTCGGGGTCGTCCTTGGCGGTGGGCAGTTCGCCGTGCCCCTCGTACCAGGGGTTGACCCAGCCGCACACGGTGCAGGAGTAGCGGCCGTTCACGCCGTAGATCTCGGTGCCGCACTGCCGGCACTCGGTGCGGGTGATCTCTGGTGGCCTACTCATGCGGCGAGGCTACCGGCGCGGTGGGCGGCGGGGCGACGGACGACCAGCCGCACGTCTGGCTGCACACCCACCCGGAGCCCTGCTGTAGCGCTTGCGCTCCGCACGACGGACAGTTCATGACCGCCCCCTCCCTTCGTTCCGGCGGCGTGCCGGGAGGGTCATGGTGCGCCGGGTCGGGCTGGGGCGGTAGGGGGCGTGCGAATGCCGAGGTGGCGCCCGCGCGCGACCCTGGGGGTATGAGCGCTCCGATCGTGCTGCATGCCCCGCGGGGGACGGGTGGCCGGCGGATGACGATCCGCGGCGAGATCATCGGCGTCGCGTACAACGACGCGGACACCATCGAGTTCCTCAGGCAGTCGGGCCTGCCCGACGGCGAGCGGCTGCTCGACGACCCCGGGTGGGTGGAGTGGCGCGGGGCTCCGGCGCGCGAGTACGGGGCTGGGTGAGATCCGGGTCAGCCGTCGTGCTGGTCCAGGAAGTCGTTGAGCGCACCGACCAGCGACCGGCAGCTGCGCACGTAGTAGATGGTGGCGTGCTTGCTGGGGTCTTCCAGGGACTGGGCGACCCGATCGTGGAGACTCCCCAGATCGTGGAGGAGTCGTTCCGCAGTCGGGGAGATGCCCTTCCGCACCAGGTCTCTCATGGCCGCCCGCGGGTCCAGGTCGTTAGGCCCCTCGGTATAGGGGCCGTAGACCCCGTTCCACGCTGCGCCGACCGCTTGCCCTGCGAGGTGCCAACCGCGCGTTACGACCATGGCTCGCTCGGCCGGTGTGGCGGTCCTCTCTGCCATCCCGGCCACCCTGCTCAGTTGCCCGTCCAGGAGCGCCAGGTCGCGGGTGGCGTGCAGCCGCCGGCTGATGGAATCCGGCGTCGGCTCAGCCTGACCGTCGTCCGCCGCGTCCTGTTGCTCGGCGGCTCCTGGCGGGGCCGACCGATCGCGCGCCTCGTCGTCGGGTGATTCGCGAGCTCGCTCGGCCTCCAACTCGGCGGCAACCTCTTGGGTCGCCTGGGCGTCGTAGGTGAACTCCAGGCTTCCCGCCGGGGTGTCGACGCGGCTGAGACGGGCTATGGCGCCGGCGAGGTGTCGGCGTAGGCACCAGATGAGCACGAGGACGACGATGGGCCAGCTCAGGGCCTGGATGTACTTGAGCACGAGTTCGGCGATCTCCACGCGCCCATCCAACCGCCTCGCCCCTCCGGCCCGCCGGGGTTCAGGTCACGGTTCAGCCCCGGTCGTTCACCGACCGGGGCGTCGCCGAGGCTGGGCTACGGCGCGGGCTCGTACTCCACTTCCTGCTGGCCGCATCCTCCGGCGATGTCGGTGAGCGCTGCCCGCTCGGTGTCGTCGGCGGCGAGCTGCCACCGGAGCTTCGTGCCGACCCATTCGGCGATGTAGGTGCAGCGGGCGTCGGCGAGGGGCGGCAGCCACTCGGCGGGGTCCTGGTCGGCCTTGGACCGGTTTGTGCGGGCGGTGACGGCGACGAGGGAGGCGTCGGCGCCGAGGTCGTTGGCGTAGGCCTCGCGACGGGCCGCTGTCCAGGTCGAGGCGCCGCTGTCCCACGCTTCGGCGAGGGGCACCATGTGGTCGATGTCGAGCCCGCCGGGGGCGTCGACGGTCACGCCGTCGTAGTAGGAGTACCACTCGCCGGAGACGACGCGGCACCGGTCTTCGATGGTGGGCTTCACCCGGGATTCGACGATCAGCACCTCGGACCTGGTGTTGCAGCCGTTGCGGTCGGCGTCCGTCCAGTGCTTGAAGCTGGTGCGCTTGTAACCCTCACGGCTCTCGGGGGCGCTGGGGATCTGGTCGATGGCGTCGACGAGGGTGGGCGGCGCGGCCGGTGCGGTGTCGGCGCCTGCCGGAGCGGCGGTGAGGGGAAGCATCAGGAGCGCGCCGGCTACGGCGGTAATGGTCTTAGTGATCATGCTTCGGTGATACCGACCCGGATGCCGCGCCCGGTGGCGATCCGCCGGGAAGTCACCCGCACGAGTCCGAATCCGGATTGATCCGGATCGTGTCCGGACCCGCCCCGGCGCGTTGTCCGGGCATGGACGACGAGCAGGTGGCAGACGAAGTCAGGGGCTGGCTGGACGATCCGGACACGGTCCGGACGGAGGCGCTGACCCTGGCGGAGGCGCGGGCCGTGGTGGCGCTGCTGGGGGTGCTGTCCGGATCGGATCCGGACTGGGCCGGGGCGGCGGACGAGATCCGGATGCGGCTCGCGCGTCGGCTCCCGGCGGAGTAGGAGGGGGTAGAGGCTGGCCGTATGCCAGCGGTCGGTATGCCGCTGGCATATCACCTGGTCATAGTGCACGCAGCTCACGTTTTCGAGGGTGAATCTGCTCACGCAGAAGGGTTTCTTCAACCCGCGTTGCGGTACGTTATATGTGACGGCGCCCTTGGGAGGGCTGCCGGGATACGGCCGGAACCAGGCAACTGGATCCTCCACCCTAGTGGTGGCAGTGGCCCCCGGAGCCCCCCTTTGAGCGCCGTCTTTTACGTCAGGCCACGGAGAGCTTCTCCCACCAGCTTCGTCCGGTGACGATGCTGTCGCACCCGTATACCTTCACGCCATAGCCGGGAAGCCTGCCGGTCGGGCTTCTGTAGAGCAGGCCCTTGCACAGCAGCAGGTTCTCCGCGCAGCCGTCGTCAGACGGGTCTCCGGTGAGCGCTGCGCCCAGGAGGCCGGCATGGAGGTCGGCGAGCTGGATGCCGTCCCAGGAGGTTCCCTCCCACTTCGGCGGCCACTTGATGTTGGACCACGGCACGCCGAAGGTGTCGATACCCCGAACGTGGGTGAGGTATTTGGCGGTCTCCTTGTGATCCATGCCCTTGACGGTGCCCAGTCGGACGATGGCGAGGCGCGGCCCGCCGTCCCATCCTGCCGCCGCATACGCCACGCGTTCCATCAGGAGCCGGGTGGTGTAGTTGTAGAAGCGGGCCCCGTCGGCCAGTCCACTGGAGGTGCGGGCGGCTTCCTTGGGAACGATGACGTGCACGATCTTGGTGGAAGTCATGTCGGCCAGGCTCTGGGCGGCACGGCGTCGGCGTTCGGGGTGCTTCTTCTTGAAGTGCTCCACCCAGTGCAGGGGCTTGTTCGTGTGCTGAGGGTTGTTGTGGATGAGGCTGCGAAGTCCCGCGGCCGTGAAGCGGGTCCGCCAGTCGTCTTCATCAGGGACGAGCAGGGCGGTCATGGCGAAGAAGGGGGAGGACGTGGCGGACAGGCCTCGGTCGCCCGTCTCGTCAACGTAGACACGGAGCTTCGGCAGGTTCCCCGGGTGCCGACTTGCGGAGAGCGCGCTCATGGGGTCGACTGCTGCGGCTGCGCTTCGAAGTGGGCGCGCCGAGTGTTCTGGGACACGGGAGGGAGTTCTCCTCTGTGCTTGGGTCGGTTGTCCCCATCAACGCAACCGAAGACCGTTCTTATCTGACCGCTTGTGCGCATAGGCACACGCTTAGTGACCTCACGTTACACCGCCCGAAGGGGCGGTGGGAAAGTCGTATCTGTCGACGAGCCCGCCGCCACACCCGCCGCCCCGATACGGGGCGGCGGGTGAACACCGCCTCCATGGCGGGGCGTTCAGGCCGTCACGCGGCCGCCTGCTGCTCCCAGAGGTCGGCCACGAAGTCGATGCCCTTCGCGGTCGCGTAGGCCGTGGGGAAGTTCCATCCGTTCTTCGTCTCCTGCTTGACGATGAACTGGTCGGCGTCCTGGTAGGCCTTGCGCGGCATGTTGCGCTGGCCACCGCCGTGGGACTTCTGCTTACGGAACACGCCGCGTTCGACAAGCCAGTTGGTGAGGGTTCGCACGTCGGTGTGGAGCAGGTCGGCCAGCTCGGTCATGCCGCACAGGCCGTCGGCGTTGAGGAACTTGTCCCACTTGCCGGCCTTGGGGGCGGCTATGGCCAGTTCGCGCTTGGTGGCGACCAGTTCCTTGGCGGCGGCGACGTACTGCTCGGCGAGCGCGAGAACGCCCTCGGCGCTGCTGACGTCCGGCTTCGCGGCGAGTTCCGCCTCGCGCGTCTTGACGGCGAAGTACGTCTTGGCCGCTGCCACTTCCGGCTTGCGGCCGTCCCCGGCCAGGGCGACCTGGTAGGCGCCGAAGCGGGTGAGCCGGTAGTCCTTGACCTGCTGACTGCCCCACCTGCCGGTCTTCATCACTTTGCCGCTGGTGGCAAAGTGATCATGTTGGTTGAGGCCGCCGGCCTGGACGGTCTCCATTGCCCGCTCAACGACCTCTTCGAAGCGGCGCCACTGCTCGTACCCCATCAGAACCTGAAGGTCGCGCGCTGACCACCGCTCCTCGCCGTAGTGGTCGAGAAGCATGATCTGGTCGAACGGGCTGCCCCCGGTGTTGTCATCGGGCGCGGAGAAGGTAGTGTCGATGGTGGAACTCAAGGGCTCTCTCCTTGGTTTCTGAGCTTCTTGCGGACCCCATATCCGCGCGAAAGCCGTTCCTGGGCCGCCTTCACATCGAAGGCGGCCTTGTGTCGTTCAGGTTAAGGCACGAACTTGACGCCGTGTCACGGCACCACATGGGGCACTGAGTGCCTAGCCCCGATGCGGAGCCTTCGATTCCCAGGCACCCCGTCTTGCATCAGCGGCGCTTCCGGACCCGGCACTCGATGCCACCGATGTCGGGTATCACCGATGTGTGAAGTAACTCTCACGCCCCGCTGAGCGAGCCGAGCAGATCCCAGTGCTGGGACCTGCTCGCCGGTGGCTCCATGAAGGTTGGGCCGGTGGATTGCGAGGGCCCAGGCTCGCGGGCGGAGTTACGCCGCGACCCGCCGCTCCGCCAGCGGCAGCCCGAGCAACTGCTCCCGCCCGTACTGCTCCCCGCACGCGCACCGTCGGCCGAGGGTGTCGAGGGTGATCCGCAGGGTGGCCCCGCACGGACAGGCGACGGCGACGGTACGGACGGGCCGCTCGCCGGTGACCTGGGCGGCGCACTGCCCTCGGAGCTGCCGGACCTCGGCGGCGAACTCGTCTATCGCCGGGTGCTCTTCAGCGGCCCACGGCAGGAGGAGCTGGAGCCGGGCGACGGCCTGACGGCACTGGCCGACAAGGTCGCCCTCCCACCGGGGATGCCGGTAGCCGAGCGCCTGGTGCCAATCGGTGATCCAGCTCTGGAGCACGGTGACGACGCCGCCGCGGGCGGCGAGGCTGAGCGGCGCGAGGCGGAGCGGGAGCGGCGCGGTGCGGCTGCCGGACACGGCCGGGCCCCCGGCGCCGGAGCCCGGCATCAGCGCGCCGCCGAGCTGGACGTACAGGCCGGGGAGGGCAGCGAGGTCGTCGCTGATGCGGAGGGTGCAGCGGCGGCAGGCCATGCGGCCGGCCTCGTCCTGCCAGAGGTCGGAGAGGCAGATGACGCAAGCGGTGGTGACGGTGGTGGTCACGGCGGGCTCCTTGCGGATGGTGCGGGTGGTGGCGGGGCGGGCGGCCCGGCGGGGACGGGCCGCCCGTGGTGGTGCGGTCAGCGGTGGTGGTCGGTGTCGAGGAGTCGCAGGCCGAGCCAGGTGGTGCCGAGGACGAACGCGGCGAGGGCGACGCCCAGACCGGCGGCGGCGAGCTGTCCGGTGAGCGCCGCGAGGGCGACGAGGGTGAGCGGGGCGGCGGTCAGTGCGGCCCACCCGGCGATACGACGGCCGGTCACGACGCCTCCCCGGCGAGTGCGACGGCGATGAGGGCGGCGATGCGCTCGGGCGGCCCGCTGACGCCGACCTCGACGGGCCGCTGCTGGTCGTCCCAGACGGTGGGCTGGAACCGGCCGTGCTCGCAGTACGCAGCGCCCTCGCACTCGCCCGGGCAGGTGGCGGCCCGGATGGCGGCGGCAAGCCGGTCGCGGAGCGGGGGCTCGGGCGCGGCGCCGTCCAGGGCGGCGAGGGTGTCGATGGCCTGGTGTCGAGCGTCGACTCGCATGGATGCGGCGACGGTCAGCTCGGACAGGCGCCGGACCCGTTCGATGGCGGCTTCGGCGGCCGCGACGTTCGCGACGGCCTCGCGCTTCAGCACGGCCTGGCCGTCCGCCTCCAGCTCGGCGATCCGCACGGCCTGCTGCTGGCTACGCCGCTGAAGTCCGCCGGCGGTGCGGCGGAGGCCGGTGACCCCGGCGCTCAGCAGGTCGGCTTCGGCCGGGGTGAGGGTCTTGCCGGCGCGGATGCGATCAAGGAGCGCGTCCAGGGCGGCGGCGGGCGGGGTGGCGATCGTGGTCATGCGGTGCTCCCGAGGATCTGGCGGGCGACGGTGAGGGCGTGGCGCAGGTCGTCGGGAAGAGGCCCGTCCTCGGCGGCCTCGATGCCGGTCCAGGACTCCAGCCAGGCGGCGAGGGCGTTGCCGACGCCGGGGTGCATGGCGGCGATGTAGTGCAGGTTCGCCGGGTCCTGGCCGTACACGACCTCCCATCCGGTGGAGGTACGCACGGAGTCGTCGGGCAGGCCCTTGGCGTAGCGCCACGGCCGGTCGTTGCCGAGTGCGGCGGCGGCCAGCTCGCGGAGCCGTTCGGCGGCGGCGCGGAGGGTGTCGGCGGGGCGGGGTTCGGTCATCGGTCGTCTCCTGGTGGTGTGGGAGGCTGGCGGGGGCCCGCCCCTGTCATCAGCAGGGGCGGGCTTCGTCGCCCTCGGGCTGGTCACGTGTTGTCAGCGAGCTGTCGCAGGTCGCCAGCGACGGCCATGAGTGCGGTCGGGTCCGGAAGGCCGCCGTCGGGCGTGGGGACAGCTGCCCGTTCCACCCACGCGTCGGTGAGTGCGCCGACCGGGCCAGCCAGGTTGGCGAGCGCGTAGGACAGGTCGAGCAGCACCTCGCGGAGCGCGCTGGTGTCGCGCAGATGGTCCAGCTCGGCAAGGTTCTGGCTGAGGACGCGGATGGTGCGGGCCTGATCGGCGCCGTAGTCGGGCATCAAGGGCTCCAGGTGAGGGCGGTTTGTACGTCGATGGGCAGGAGGGTCTGGCCGGGGATGGGCTCGTCCGCGTTGGCGGCGGGGCGGATGGCCTGCACGCGCTGCTTCCGCTCGCACACGGGCCCGAGCCCGGAGGGCCTGGGCCGCCGCAGGGCGCGTCCGCAGTCCCGGCATGCGGCACGGGGACTCTCGGCGCCTGCCGGGCCGTCAGGCGGCCGTACAGCGGCCACGGCGGGCGCGTCGCCGGGCAGCGGCAGGGTGACGATCGGCCGGTCCCGCCAGCGGGGCGAGTTCGGGTGCGGGGCGATGGCGGTCACGCGGCACCGTCCCGGTACCGGTCGGGCGACGCGAGGTGCGTGAGGTGTATCCACCCGCACCTGCACCGGTACGAGTTGAGGAGCTGGCCGAAGGCGATGGTGCACCGCTCGGCGGCGAGGGCCGCGGCCTCGGGGGTCGCGTACCGCAGCTTGGCCGGGTGCGGGCAGGCCGGCGCCTGGTGCACGGGCCGGGTGCCGCCGAACGAACCGTCGGGCACGTCTTCGCCGTAGACCCGCGGGTCGGGGAACTCGATGCTCACGGCGCCACCTCGAACAGCATGTCGTCGGCGGCGGCGTCCTCGCCGAGCGCCCGGTTGGACCACAGGACCTCGACGCGCGCCTTGGCCGCCTTGGCGTTGCCGGTCATGGTGGTGCGCTCGTACCGGTGCCAGCCGTCGTACAGCTCGGCGTAGAGCGGGCTGTCGTAGCCGGAGAGGACGACCGCGGCGCGGCAGTCGGTGAGCGCGGCCGCGAGGGCGCGGTGTTCGCCGGCGCCGGACATCTCGATGCGGTAGTTGGACCAGGGCCGGGTGGTGCCGAGGTAGGGCGGGTCGACGTACAGCAGCACGTCTTCGGCGCCGCCGTACTTGGTGATGACGTCGAGGGCGGGGAGCGCTTCGAGGCTGACGTGATGGAGGCGCTCGGCAGATGCGGCGAGGCGGTCGACGTAGGCGTCCATGTAGCCGGGCATGCCGGTGGAGGACCCGGCCGGGTCGATGTAGTGCCGCCAGCCGGTTTGCCGCAGGGTCCCGGACCGGCCCTGGGCGAGGCGGCACCAGATGCGGCGGGCGGCCTCCAGGTCGTCGCCGGGATCGGCCGGCTTGTGCGCGGCGGCGAGTTCACCGCGGGAGTGCGGCGTGAGGGCGCACACTCGGATGAGGTCGGCCGGCCGGTCGCGGAGGACGCGCCAGAAGGTCATCAGGTCGCCGTCGAGGTCGTTGACGGTCTCCATCGCGGAGGGCTGTTTGGCGAGGAGGACGGACAGGCCGCCGGCGAACGGCTCGACGTAGTGGTCGTGGTCGGGGAGCAGCGACACGATCCACGGTGCGACGCGCTGCTTGCTGCCGAAGTACGGCACGGGGCTTTTCATGCGGCGATCTCCTCGGCGGCGGCATGCCGTTCGGCGTGGACGGTGTCGTGGCGGGTGGCGCCGTCGTCGTGGCAGGGGTGTCCGGGCTGGGCGTCGCACCGGCCGCAGGCGGCGACTCGGCGGGCGTGGGCGACGATCCGCCCGTGGTGAACCTCGGGCAGCGTCCGGCGGCCGGACACGGTGGTGCAGGAGCGGCCGGCGCTCGCGCGGCAGTGCGGGCAGGGGGTGGCCTGCGCCGGGTGGCGGACCGTGCGCAGCGTGGCGCGCAGGACGGCGGGCATCGGGGCGCCGGACGTGGTCATCGGGAGTCCTCCTGGGTGCGGGCGAGAGCGGCGGCGGAGACGGCGCGGCGGCGGGCGATCTCCTGCTGCTCGGCGTTCGGGTCGGCGGGGGTGGAGCTGGACCGGCGGGGGTGGGGCGAGCGTTCGCGGCCGCCGGGGGTGCGGCACGGCCGGCCGATCGCTGCCTTGCACCGGGGGCACTCCCGCCCCAGCGGGCCGGGCCGCTTCACCTCCGGGTGCTGCTCGGCCGCCGCCTGCTCGGGGACGCCGCGGCCGACGGCGGCAAGGGCACGCAGCACCTCGGGGTGCGGGCCGCCCTCGAGGGCTGCGGCCTGCCGGGGGGCGTCGCGCCGGCCGGAGGCGACGTCGGAGATCTGGCCGCGGAGCCGGGCGAGGTACTGGCGGGGCGTTTCGTCCGGCTGGGCGGGCTCGTACTGGAAGTTCTCGAGGCGCTCGGCGCGGATCTTCCGGGCGATGGCGATGACGTCGGGGGTGGTGACGCGGCGGCGCTTGTCGGGCTCGAGGCCGGCCATCTCCACGGCGTAGAAGCGGGTGAGGGCGGCGTCGGCGTCGGCGTAGTCGATGGAGGCGGCGTTGAGGTCGGCGTGCCAGGCGAGAACGTCGGCTTCACCGGCGATGCGCTGGTCGCGGGCGGCGGCGAGGCCGAGGAGCGCTCCGACTTCTTCGTAGCTGATCACTGGTTCTCCCGGTTCTGGGCGTCGGCGGCGGCCTGGAGGCGGCGGCCGACGTCGAGGGCCTGCTGGGTGCGGAGGTCTGAGGTGGCGGGCTTCTGGCCGCGGGCGGCGGCGAGGTGGGTGACGGAACCGCCGACGGCTTCGGGGAGGTGCTGCGGCTGGGCGGCGGGGGTGCCGGGGATCTGGCGCCAGGCGGGGAGGAAGTAGCGGCCGGAGCGCGGCTGCTGGCGGGCGCCCTCCCACGAGCCGCGGGCGGAGACGACGAGGGCGGGGATGCCGCAGCGGCTGATGAGGCTCTCGATGAGGAGCCATTCGCCGGCGGCGAGGTCCCAGCCGACGATCATTCCGGCGGCGGTGAGCGCGTCGATGAGGGGCTGGCTGGCGTCGGGGATGCGGGGCTGGTCGCCGATGCGGGAGGGCGCTTCGGTGCGCGCACGCGTAGCTAGCTGACTTACTTCCTTCTCCTTCTCTGAAGGAGAAGGAAGGACGGGACGGGACGGGGTGCCGTTACTAACGGCGTTACGAATCCCGCTGACCTGCGACTCTCGCTGATTCTCGGTGCACGTTACTGCCGCGTAGAAGTCGTCGTCGTGTCGAGTTCGTGTCGTCGAAGCGTCGTTTCCGGCGTTCGAGGGGCCACCCGTAACGCCGTTACGCGGGGCGTTACGGTCGCCGTTACGGGTGGCCTTCTCCTCGGCGGCCTTCTTCGCCTCACGCTCGGCGCGCTTCCGGTCCCGGTACGCCTTCTGCCGGGCGGCGTTCGCCTCACGCTCGGCCTTCACCCGGGCGCGGTCCGGGTTGTACTCGAGGTAGTCGTGGACCATCCACCCGTCGGCGATGCGGTCCCACAGGCCCACCTCCTCCAGGTCGGCCGCCGCCCGCTTCGCCCCACGCATGCGGGGCGCCACGAGCGGCAGCTCGCGGTCGAGGATCCTGCCCTCGGTCAGGTTCTCGGAGCACCAGCAGAGCGCCGAGACGTACAGCCGGAACGCACGGTCGCTGAGCAACGCGACCTTGCGGTGCGACGGGAAGCGATCGTCCACACGGACCCAGGGCATGAGCTCTTCTCTCGGTGGTTCTGGCTGGTGTCAGGCGCCGAGGACGGCGCGGTACGTGGCGCGGTCCCGCTGGTCGTCGACGTGGTTGGGGGCTATACAGCCGGGGTGGTCGCAGCCGGCGGTGACTTTGCCGACGGGGTCTCGTCCGGTGCGGAGCCGGTAGGCGACGCGGTAGGCGGTGTGGAGCCGGCCGCCGTGACGGAGCGCGGGGACACCGCTGTTGGTGCGGTGGCCGGTCCACTCCAGGTGGCCGCCTTTCACGCGCCGGGTCCGCTGTTGGAACAGCTCGGCGAGCGGGGTGGCGGCCTTGCCGGAGCGGGCTCGCGGCAGGCCGAGTTCGGCGCGGAGAGCAGCGACGTCCTTGGCGCAGACGTGCAGTTCGGCGGCGATGGCGCGGGCGGACCGGCCCTCGCGGAGGAGACGCTCGACCTCGGCGCGGTTCACGCCAGCACCCCCGTGTCGCGGCTGTGGGTCTGGCCGTTCCGGAGCTGGCGGAGGATGCCTTCGACGCTGCCGACGGCGAGGCCGACGCGGTCGGCGATCTCGTAGGCGGAAACCGCGCAGGAGTTGAGGTGCTCGATCTCGATGCGGCGGTAGGCGGCCAGCTCTTCGCGGCTCAGCTCGTCGTCGCCGGTGAACGGCCGGGTGGCCGGGTCGTCGATGGTGTCGTCGTCCCAGGCGATGAGCGGCTTCCACCCGGCGGCGACCGCTTGGCGGCTGGTGCGGGCGGCCATGCAGGGCCGGACGCCGTGGTCGGCGGGGCTGGTGGTGGCCAGCTCCTCGGTCATGGCGCGCACGGTGCGGGCGAGTCGGGCGGTGACCGTCTTGCGGTCGCCTCGGCGCACGATCTCCAGGGTGGTGACGGCGACGCCTGCCCGGTGGCGGAGTTGGCTGGCGGGCCAGCCGGCGACGGCGAGGGCCTGGAGGCGGCGCATGGTGCCGGTGGCGTCGACCTTGCCGAGGTCCGGGTAGTCGTCGAGGCGCGGCCGGTAGGCGAGGAGCGCGGCGGCCGTCTCGGGTCGGACGCTCACGGCCGGCGGGTACGGGCCGCTGCCGTACATCAGGTGGTCGAGGCTGGCGATGCTGACGCCGGTGTGCTTGCTGATGGTGGCGATGCCCATGCCGGTGGCCTGGATCGCGGCGACGTGCGCGCGGGCCGGGCCGGCGGGGACGAAGGGCTGCCACTGACCGTATCCGGCGAGGCGCCGACGGCGGCGGGCCCAGCGGTTCTTCGCCTCGCGGATCGGGTCGGTGGACGTCATCGTGCTCCTCCCCAGCGGGTGGCGGTGATCGCGGCGTAGGTGATGGCGGCGGTGGCCGCGAGGACGGTCATGGCGAGGACGGCCTGGGCGACGAGCCACACGGTGTGGACGAAGTCGAGGACGGCGGCGAGGGTGGTCACGCGGCGGCCTCCTGCTGCTGGCCGCGACCGAGCGGGGTGAGCCGGTAGACGGCTATGCCGTGGCCGTGGGTGGAGGGCAGGGTGGAGGGGACGCGGGGGCCGGTGGGTTCGATGAGCCGCTGGGTGGCGAGGCCGCGGACGGCGACGCCGACCATCTGCGCACCGAGCTCGGGCAGCAGGTCGCGGAAGTCGTTGGTGGAGAACTCGTCGCGGTGCCGGCCGACGGCGAGGACGGCCTGCTTGACGACGTTGAGGGTCCAGCCGTCCGTGTCGGCGGCGGTGAGGATGTCGGCGAGGGTGGTGTCGCGGGCGGCGGCGGCCAGCTGCTCGGCCGGAGACAGGCGGCGGGTCACAGGTCGTACTCCTTCATGTGGTCCAGCTCGGCGGCGTGGTCGCGGTCGTGGCAGGGCACGCACAGCAGGCGGGGGCGGCGCTCGATCCGGGCGGTGCACCAGATGTCGTCCTGGTCCTCCAGCCCCGCGATGAGCAGGGCGGCCTCGACGAGGTTGACGCGGCCGATGTCGTCGATGCAGTCGTGGACCGGCTTGTACGGGAAGAGGGGCCGGGGCTGGCGGCAGCGGTGGCAGCGGCCCTCGACGGGGGTCTTCGCGGTCATGGCGTGTGGTCTCCTGGTCTCCGGGGCCGCCGCAGGTTCGGGCCGCGGCGGCCCCGGTAGGCGGTGGGTCAGGCGTCCGGCTGGGCGGCCGGCGGGGTGGGCCCGGGGCTGGCGTTCAGCCAGGCGAGGAGCGGACCGGCGACGTCGCGGGCTCCCTGCGGGCGCTTGATGACCTTCCGGTTCAGCTTCGGGCAGCGGGACTTGAGGACCTCGAGGGTGTTGTCGATGTCCATGGCGACGGCCACGTCGAACTCGTACTCGATGCCCTTGCGCTGCTCGGGCCTGGTGCCGACCTGCTTCGGCTTGCCGTTCTCCAGCACCCACTCCGTGTAGGAGCGCATCGAGGCGACGACGTGGCCGGGGTAGGCGAGGAGCGCGGCGACCATGTCGTTCTGGATCGGGGTGCCGTCCTTCCAGCCGGCGAACTTGTTGCCGCCGTAACGGCTGCTGGCCCTGTCGACCTGCTCGAGGGTGCCGTCGGTGCCCTTCCAGAAGTGGGAGAGACTGTCGACGAAGACGGTGGGGTATCCGGCTTGGGCTGCGGAGTCGAGGACGCGGATCAGGTCACGGGGGTCGTAGCGGTCCATCGAGACGGTGTCGAACTCGACGCCGCCGACTCCGGCGTACAGGCTGGCCGCGCCGCTCTCGGTGTCGATGACGGCGAACTTGCGGCCCTCGGACAGGCCGTGGCAGATGCTGAGGCCGGTCCAGGTCTTGCCGGAGCCGGACTGCCCTTGGATGGAGAGGCGCGCCTTGCGGCCGGCCTTGTCGGCGGGGCGGAACGCGAAGTCGCGAGCGGGGATTTCGGGCCGGGCGGTGCGGCCGACGTGGACGGGCGGGGGCAGGGTCATGGGTGGCTCCTAGGCGTACTGGCGCTCGACCCAGGCGGGGAGCGAGGTGTAAGGGGCGGGGCGGTAGCCGGGCCATTCGCCGTGGGCGAGGCACCAGCGGTAGGCGTTGACACCGACCTGGTTGAGGTGGCGGCCGACCTCCCGCGCGGGCGGGTCGAGCTGCGTGACGGTGACCAGGTAGGGCGGCTCCTTCTCCTGGAAGACGAAGGAGAAGGGCCGCTCAGGGTCGACGAGGCCGAGGGCGAGACCGCCGTCCGTGTACCACTCCTGCTGCTGGTGGTAGCCGTAGTCGTGCACGGCCTTCGGCAGGTCGGCCGGGTGCGCGGAGCGGGTCGACTTGTAGTCGACGCCGCGGCCGTCGTGGCGGAGCCAGTCGTAGCGGGCCCGGCCCCACACGCCGTCCTCGGCCTCCCAGAACAGGGAGAGTTCGGCGGTTCCACTGCCGGGCTCGAGCAGCTCGGCGGCCTCCGGATCGTTGCGGAGGGCGGCGGCCATGGCCTGCACCTGGTCGAAGGCGGCCTGCTTCAGCGGCAGCTTGCCCTCGGCGCGGATCGCGGCGACCTCGGCCTTCACGGTCTTGGTGTCCCAGCGGTCCGCGTCGACGACGACCAGTTCGGGCCCGTCGTCGAGGACCAGCTTGTGCGCGGCGGTCCCGAAGTCGAAGGCCTGCTTGTGCGGCTGCGGGTTGTCGAGGTGCCAGCGGAACGTGGCCGGGCTCTTGGTCGCGAGGCGGCGCACGCCGGTCGAGGAGAGGCTGCCGCCGGGCACCGGGTCGGCGTGGTAGACGTCGGCCGGGATGTCGTAGGCGCCCGGCGTCACGCCGGTCACTGCTGCTCCTGGTGGCAGCGCTCGCAGATCGGGGCGGGGTCGCTCCCGACGAACGGTCCGTCGAAGTCCCCGCAGTGGCGGCACTGGAGGGCGTCGGTCCGGTCGGCGGCGCACATGTCGCAGGCGGGGTGGCCGCAGCTGACGCCGTGCATGTGCTCGGTGGAGCGGGTCCAGGCGTAGCCCCAGTGAAGGACGACCGCGTACATGGTCGGGTCGTACTCGCTGGTGGAGTCGAGGTGGAGGTGGGCGAACGTGGCGTTCAGTTCGGCGGCCTGCTCCAAGGCGGCGCCGACGGTGGCGGCGGGGTGGATGTCGTCGGGGCCGATGACCCAGACCGCCCACTCCTGCTCGGCTTCGCCGATGCGGGTCCGCTCGTCATTGGTTCCGAACAGCTTCGTGCTCATGCGGTTCTCCAGGAAGGTGGGGCGCCGGCGGGGCGGGGGTGTCACCGCCCCGCCGGGCGATCAGGCGGCGTCGGGCCGGGGGATTTCGACGGTGTCGGCGAGGGGGCTGGCGCCGAGGCGGCGGACGGGCCCCTGCTCGAACCGGCCGAGGACCGGGCAGGGCTGGGTGTCGGCGATGATGTGCTCGGCGCGGACACCGACGGCGAGGCGGCGCTCGAGGTCGGCGATGCGCCGGTCCCGGTCGGCCACGGCCTGCTCCGCCTGGGCGAGTTCGGCCCGGGCGACGCGCAGGTCCTCCAGCGCGCCGGAGAAGTCGATGCCCGCCTGGTCGAGCTGGGTCATCAGGTCGGTAACCGTGCCGCACAGGGCGTCGATGGTGCGGACGTCCTCGGCGTGCGTGGCCCGGAGTTCGGTGGGGGTGGCGCCGCGGTGACGGCCCCGGGTGCGGGTGCGTATCGGGTTCACGAGTCCCCTCCCGGGGTTCCGCAGGTGCAGGTGGTGGGGTCGGTGTGGCCGTCGGCGCAGCGGCAGTCGGGCCGGCCGGGGCAGTCGTCGCACGGCTCGACGTCGGTGTCGTCGGCCAAGCGGCGGAGGCGCCGGGCGAGGCCAGCGGCGGCCTCCAGGGAGCGCACGACGGCCCGGGGGTGGAAGTCGATCCCGTCGATCGCGGTCGCCACCCGCAGCACCTCGGCACGGACCTCGGCCAGCTGCCGGGTCAGCTCGGCAACTTCCTGCTCCAGCGCGACGGCGATCCGCCGGGCCCGGTCCCGCTCGTCGGTGAGCTCCATCAGGAGCGGCGCGTCGCCGAGGAAGCAGCGGATCGCGCCCCGGTCGGCCTTGGATGCCAGCACGCTGATGACGTCGGCCTGCTTGGCGTACTGCCTGCCGCGCGCCCGGTGCTCTTTGGCCTTCTTCGCCAGCCACGCGACGGTCTCCGCCTTGGCGTCCTCCAGTGCCGCACCCCGAACTTCGGCGGCGTAGGCGTCGAGGCGACGGTCGTACTCAGCGGCGTCCTCATCCGTCTCGGCAATCACGTAGGCGTGCAGCCGGTCGCGGGTAGTGGTCATCGGTTCCCCCTGATGGCGGTTCGGCGGACGCGGCAGTCGGGCCGGCCGGGGCAGTCGTCGCACGGCTCGACGTCGGCGGGGGCGGTCATTCGTCGTCCTCGTAGCTGTGGCCGGGGCACCAGACGTTCTCCTGGTCGGCCCACGAGTGCGGGTCGTGGTAGTCGTCGTGGCCGCACCGCTCGGTACGCGGGACTTCGGCCGGCTGCCGGGTTAGCTCGGCGACTTCCTGCTCCAGCGCGACGGCGATCCGCCGGGCCCGGTCCCGCTCGTCGGTGAGCTGGGTGATGCGCTCGTCGGGGAACACCGCGTTGAGCGCGTCGCGGATTTCCTGGGCGTCCCGCTCGTCGAGGGTGCGGGAGAGGAGGTTGCGGCTGGACCCGTTGTACTTCGGGCCCGCGAGGCGGTAGCCCCAACCAAGGCCGTCCGCATCGGCCTGAACGAGGTTGGCTTGGAGCCTCTGCGTCCATCCGTCGAGGTCGATGTCCAACTTGATGTGGGTCGGCTCGTTCATCGGGTCCCCCTGATGGCGGTTCGGCGGACGCGGCAGGCGTCGCAGGTGCAGGTGGTGGGGTGTCCGCAGGCGCGGTGGGCGCGGCGGGCGGTGACGCCCTCGACCCATCCGGCCTCGGACACGGCGTCGGCGGTGAGGAGGCGGCGGGCTTCGGCGTCGATGTCGGGCGCCAGGGCCACCTGCCAGCCGGCGTTGAACGCCAGCAGGAAGCGCTCCCCGTCCTCGGACTGCTCGGCGCGCTCCTCGGCGAGCGACCAGGGACTACGCATCGCCGCCCCCTCGCAGGTAGTCGAGGTGCTCGGCCGGGATCTCAGTGAGGCCGGCGGCCCGCTGGGCGGCGCGGGTGAGGTGCTCGGCGTAGGCCGCGCACAGGTGCGGCGGCCAGCTGGCCTCCGGGCCCAGGGCCTCGCGCCACTCCAGGTCCACCGCCGCGACCACGGCCTGGACGATGTCCTCGTGGCGCGTCTTGATCAGGCAGACGGTCATGCCGCACCGCCCTGCTCGGCACGCAGCCGCTCGATCTCCGCGCGGGCCTCGGCCAGTTCGTCGGCCGCGGTGCGCTCGCCGTCCGCCTGGGCCCGCAGCTCCGTCGCCCACGAGGTGACGGCCACCGCGAACCGCTCCGCGACCTCCGCCTTCTCGGCCGGGCTGAGGTCGCTGCCGATCTGGAAGCTCATCGACCCCCGGGCGTAGGCGCCGTCCGGCTCGACCATCAGCGCCGCGTTCACCGCAGTGAAGGAGCGGTACTCGGTGCGGCCGTCGATGAAGTACGTGTGGTTGTAGCCCGTGCTCATGCGGTCCTCTGCGGGTGGGTGAGGTCCACGCGGAGGGCGGGGACGGTGCTGTCGGGGTCGGCGTCGTGGAGGAGGTGCCGCTGCTCGGCGAGCGCGCCCTCGTGCAGGCGGCGCATACGGGCCGCGGAGGCGTCCAGGTCGGCGGCGAGGGCGGTCAGGTCCGTGGCGGGCGGGGGCGTCACCCCGAGGCGGCGCCAGTGCGTCAGCTCGACCTCGGCGGCGATCCGCTCCAACGCCTGGGTCTTCCGGTCCGTCGTCATGCCGCACCGCCGAGGTCCAGCTGGGTGGGGAACTGGTCCGCGTAGTAGCGGTCCCAGGTCTCCTCGAACACCGGCCGGTGCCGCTCCGTCCACGCGTAGGTTTCGCGCACGGCGCCCGACGTCGTGTCCGCCTGCCGCTTCCCCGGCTTCTCGCCGTGCTCCGCCTCGAACAGCGACGCCGCCCGCCGGCCGAACCACGACTGCACCGAGTTGATCTGGCCCCTCTTCAGGCCCTTGCTCTTCAGGAAGTCCGGGACGTACAGCGGCACGTCCAGCGGGTCGACCTCCGGCTCCTCGCCCAGTGCACGGGCCGCGACAAGGCGGGCCTTCGTCTCCAGCCAGTCCGGCGAGACGATCCCCGACAGGATCGACAGCACCTCCGCCTGCTGCTTCGCGCGGGCCACCAGCGAGTCCAGCTGATCCGTCGTCGCCCGCGGGTTGATCGCGCCGCCCTGCGTCCAGTACTCGCTGACCACGGCGGTGGTCTCGCGCTGGTAGGCGATGAGCGTGGGCCGAACCTCGGGGGCGACCTTCGCCTCGTTGACGGTGGCGAGCCACATGAGGAAGGTGCTCAGCTCGACGGCCGCCATCACGCGGGTCTTTCCGTCCTCGGCAACCGTGGGGATATCCCTACGGTTGGCCCACGACCGGTCACGGAGCTTGCGCAGCTGGGTGGAGTAGTCGAGGCCGATCTGGTCCACCGCGGGGCGGAAGACGACGTGCGGCTGGCCGTCGACCAGCACGGTGTGCACGGAGCCAGCGGACAGGTCGAGCTTCACGACCTCGCTCGGCTGAGGGATGATGGAGGACACGCGGTCCCCTTTCTCTTCGAGATGCGTTGGGTGGATCGCGAAGGCCCCTGCTGCCGGCGACTCGCCAGAAACCGGCGGTGGGGGCCGTTTGCCGTCTACGCGGCGGGGCGGAGCTTGCTGTACTTGTTCGGGAGGCGTTCGCCGTCCTGGAGCACCCACCGGATGTGTGCCGCGGTCATGCGCGGGCTCTTGCCGATGCGGGTGTGGGGGATCTGGTCGGCCTGAATGGCCTCGGTCACCCAGTTCTCGGTCTTGCCGAGCCGCTCCGCCACCTCGGCCGGCGTGAAGGCCCTGAGTTCCGGGTCGCCCTGGTTCGCGGCGAGTCCCTCGATGGCGACGACGAGGCGCTCAACGAGCCCCAACAGCCCCGTCATCGCCCCCTCCTGCATGCTGATCACAGGTCTTCTCCCTGGTGATGGCGTCGAGTGGGATGCGCAGCTCACCGGCTATGCGGCGGAGAGTTTCGTCTCCCGCCCCCTGGCGTCCGATCTCCACGCGAGAGAGGTAGCCGGGGTCTCGTCCGATGAGGTGCGCGAGCCGCCGCAGGCTCAGTCCGCGCAGTTCTCGGATGACCCTGATTGCAGCTCCGTTCGGTGTCACAACACCCAATGTAGACCTTTGGTTGGGTGTTAGCAAGCCAGGGACCCGCATTCGTTGGGTGCCACGCCGGTTTGCTGGGTGTAGGCGCCGAGGGGGAGTGACGTGCATATGCCGAACACGCCGAGGCAACAGAAAGTGCGCCCCCAACACCGATCGATACTGGTCAAAAGCGGGTATGGGTGGGTGCGCGTTGCCAGGTCGTGCGGCATGATGAGGGACCATGACTAGGGACTGGACGCGACTCGCCTCCGCCATCGAGGGCCGGCGCCGGGAAATCGGCCTCACGCAGGTGGAACTCGCCGAGGCGGCTGGGGTCAGCGAGTCGACCGTTCAGAACCTGGAGTCGGGCGTGGCCCGCCGCCGCCTTCCGAGTTCACTCCCCCGCATCGAGATCGCGCTGGGATGGGAGACCGGCTCCGGTGAGGCGGTGCTCAACGGCGCCGAGCCCACGGTGAAGACGCAGCCCGAGACGCCTCAAGCCGGCCAGCCCGCAGCCCTCCCTCTCCGCATCCAGCAGGAACTGGAGGACGGCCAGCTCCTCGACGCCACCGTCCTGGACCTGACGCCCGACTCCTCCGCCAAGATGATCGTGGTCGTCAAGGGCGAGGCGGGCGCTACGCCCGAGCAGATCAGGCGCGACCTGCTGGCCTGGGCGGACAAGCAGCGACGCCTCCAGGGCTGAGCAGGTCGCAGTACTGGGACCTGCCACCCATTCGCCCCGCACTCGATAAGCTTGGCTCACCCAATCTTCGAGGGCACTTGGGGGCAACGTGGCCTATGGGGAGAAGCGCGGGTACGACAAGCGCGCGAAGAAGTGGCGGTACCGCGGCCGGTACAAGCTGCCGAACGGCAAGTACGGATCGGTCACCCGCGACGACGCGGGCCAGCCCTTCTACACCGAGCGCGCCGCTGAGGCATACGCCCACGGCCTCGAAGTCGATGTCCGCCGGAAGACCTTCATCAACCCCCGCGATGGCCGCATCACGGTCGCCGAGTGGGCGGCGGTGTGGATCGAGTCGATCGACGTGGGCCCGCTCAGCGAGGTGGAGTACCGCCGCCGCATCAAGAACCGCATCCTCCCGGAGTGGGGTCACGTTCCCATCGGCGACCTGACGGCCGTCGGCTGCGCCGCGTGGGAGAAGCGTCTCCGCGCCGACCTCAGCAAGAACTACGCGGACGGCGTCGTCTCCGTGCTGCGGATGCTGCTGGACGATGCGGTCGCCGAGCGGATGCTGCCCGCCAATCCGGTGGCCGCCCGCAAGTCCGGCCGCCGGGGCCGGTTCCAGCCGAAGCCGAAGGACGAGCGCGTCATCGCAACACCCCGGCAGGTCCTGCTGATCGCTCGCAACGGGTTGGCAATGCACGGCCTGAACGAGTACGTACTGGTCCTCACATCCGCTTACACCGGCCTGCGTATCGGCGAGCTGGCCGGCGTGCACCGAGACCAACTGGAGCTGGTCGACCGCGGGCAAGGCGCGCGACTTCACGCGGTGCAGCAGAGCCAGTACGTGAACGGCGTGTTCACCGAGATCGGCCCGAAGTACGACTCTGGGCGAGGGCTCATCCTGCCGCCGTTCCTCGCTGCACTTCTCGGTGATCTGATCCGGTCGCGGCCCGAGTCCGAGTGGGTGTTCACGGCGCCGAGGGGCGGTCGGCTGATCCGCGGTGGCGACTGGTACGAGGAGACGTGGCGGCCGATGGTGCATGGCCGGGCGCCGCGTGGGGTGACGCGTGGGGCGAAGGCCCGAGCTGGGCTGCGCCCCGTTCTTGGTGTCGAGGGGCTGACGCCGCATGGGCTGCGGCACAGCCAGAAGGTCTGGCTTGACGAAGGTGGGCACCCGCGCGTGGCGGTGGAGGCGAGGATGGGGCACGTCCTGCAAGGCGTCGAGGGGACCTACTCGCACGTGACGTTGCCGATGGAGCTGAAGATTGCCTCGTCACTGGAGGCGCTGTGGGAGGATTCCCAGAGGGTTGTGGTGGACCGGAGAGAACTCGGCGCCTACCCGCCGCTGATGCCGACGTTGGCGCAGCAGCGCAGAGCGCGACACAGGGCCTCGGCGAGAAGTTGA